CTCTTCAATTTAACTGATATAACATTCTTTATTACTTGTTGTATATTTGGATTTAATAATCCACTCGATTTATATGTCACTGATGTTGAACTTATATCTCTTCCTATCTGTCCTCCCGTTTTATATGAATTATTATAACTAACTATGGTCTGATTACTTTCCGCTCCAAATGTAATCTTAAAATTATATTTATTAAATGATAAGTTACTTAAATCTCTATCTGCTGAACTTACTATTAAATTTAATGATCTCATTGTCCTATTTGGCATTTGTGATTGGGCTACTAATACTTTCGGTATATCTAATATTGTCTGATACATCTTTTTAAAATCCATCTGTGACATCATATTCTGCATATTTACTATATCATTCCCATACTTCTGTAATTGTGTTTGTGTATTATTTAATATATTCTTTATATCTTCTACTTCATTATGTTGTGTTCCACTTCCATAATTACTAAATTGTTGAATATTATTATATCCTACATTCTGCGATGATGTATTATTTGATACAGATTGTGTCATTGCATATCCATTCGGATAATTACTCTGCTGATTATTCATTAATGATGATATTGGTGTCGCAGAAAGATTAGAAAAATTTAATCTACTCATTTTCTTATTGTATCTCTCGAAATTATTTTTATTATTCTACCATCTCAAATTCTATCCCATACGTATAATCCATATTATTCATATTTACTACCTCTCCATATTCATTTATTAATTTTACTCCTATCTTATTAATAAGCACCGGCTCATGATATTCTCGTTTCATTATTTCTCCTTTTAATAATCCATCTTCCGTTATTCTCCCAAATAAATTCTGATCCAAATAACTATTACTCATTAATACTATAACTCCCTCATTCTTATTTATATTATAATCATTCATCGTAAAATAATAATATCTACTTACCTTATTCATATATACACCCTCGCTTATATATTCATTTCCATTTTCATATGTTTTATTTCTATATCCTATTATCCATCCTAAATTTCTCTCATATTCACTATTTCCTAATCCAAAATTTATACTAAAATTACTATCATCCTTCGATCTTATTTTCATCTTCCCTGAATATGTATCTATACTAAATTCTAATCTACTATTTATTATATCATTTCCATTTATCATACACATAAATTCTTCTTTATTATATGTTCCATCCGGAATCTTAACCGTATAATTTATATTATTCATCGTATATCCAAATATATTTGTTCCTTCTATTCCTGAAAATAAATATATAGATTGTGGTAATTCTATACTAACTAATCTTGAACTTATTATATTTTTTAATGGATAATATATTGGTTGTATATAATCCGTCGATTTTGTCCCTACATAATTCGGTCTAAACTTCGTATTAAAATATAATATCTTCGTCTTACTCTTATTCATATTATTATTTCCATTATTACTACTATTACTATTATTACTATTATTATTATTATTATTATTATTATTAATATTGTTATTAGAATGATTAGTATTAGGTATATTAGTTTGTTTAAAAGATTGTTCTAATTCACTTGTAGTATTATTAGATGATTTTACTAAATCTTGATAATTCATATTATCTCCATTTGACATTGAATATATATTAGATGGTTCAGTTATAGATGTATTTGAAAAAAATGATAAAAATTCAGATTCACCCTTGAGTTGTTCCATATTAATATCTGAATTCATCTGTTCAGGCATACTCATTGATATTGATGTTGTCGATGATGAAGGTGGAGGTGGTATATTAATATTACCTCTATTTTTAAGCATTTCTTCATAATTACGATGAATATCATTATTATTCTTTTCTAAACTTCCGTCTTGAAAATTTATATGTGCTGGCTTTTGTTCAATCATTTCCCTTTGTTTATTTATATTATCAAACGCATTTGATACTGATTGATTTAATTTGGTAGATATACTTTGTATATTATTACTATATGGATTATTCATATTCATATTATTTCCCATATTACTTTGTTGTTCAAATACGGTAGGAATAGATGGACGTGATTGTTGTGTATTTTGTTGTGTAAAGGTAGTACGATTATTTAATTGAGGGCGACTTTTTTGAAATTCATTTTGTATATGTCCAATAGACATTTGTATTACTTTTTGTGATAATATACGCAATCTATCATTAGGTTGAGTATTCTGATTAATACCTAATTGATTTTGCATATTATAAATATGTTTCATTACTTTAGAAATTTCATTTTCCCATCTTTGATCAGTTGATATATCAATATTTAAATTTTTATTAATTTGATTTTTAACTATTTGATAAATTGCCGTAAAATTATTTTTAGAATAAAATGGGTCACTATCTAACATTTATCATTTTATATATATAATATTATAAATGTTATAACGAATTAAACTTAATCTTCCATCTATTTACTATTTCTTTAATCTCTTCTTTCTCTTGATATTCTATTAATTCCTCCAGTTTTAATATATTCCTATTAAATGGATTACTCTCTCTTAATACTAAATATTTACTTATTATCTTATCATCCATTATTATATTTATATCCGGTATAACAACGGGATTTTCAATAATCTCATATACTAATGGATCTAAAAATTCTATATCATATCCAATATTATTATTAGATGTATCATTTATTTCTAATAATCTATTCTTGAATACATAATAATATTCAAAATTGTATTCCTCTATTGATTCTAAAAATTTATTTATATTTTCTATATTTATTCGACCAATCATATACGTTTTAAATTTATCAAATGTTCCATATACAAAATTATATAATGTTAATAATGAATGCAAAAATATCTTAATATTATTATTCGTTACTGCTACTAATATATCATCATCATATAACATATCTAATATAGTATCTTTCCCAAATATATTAATTGTTGATACATATAATAATGCTATATCATATATTATATAATCTAACCATTTATGATCTAATATATTCATTAGATAATGAAGAATATTAATAATAGAAATCATAGTAATTAAATAATATTCTATTTTAGAATTATTATTAGAATTATTAATGAGTTCTAGATTATGATTATAAAAATTAATTAATAAAATTGAAAATTTATATAATAAAATATTATCATTAATTTCTAATAAATTAATATTAATGGTTAAACCTCCTATTATTATTTGACTTATATAAAATTGTGTAGTTTCTCTCATATCAAATCCCGAACTATTATTATATTTTTGAAGTAATATAAAAAATTTAATTAATTCTTTAATATTATTTTCATTATACCATTTATTATTTAATGTAGTTAAACTAATAAATTTACACTTTGAATAAATATTCAATACACTTTTTTCATTTATAAATTTATCTAAATTATTTGATATTATACTTATACAATCAATATAATCATCCAATATTATTAATTTTAAAGTATCCATTAATATAAATTCAATAATATCATTTTGATACTCTAAATACATATTGTCATCTAAATCAATAACATTATTATCATTAGTATTATTAGTCCATTTATATAAAATATTTTTAATCCATCTAAATATAATTTTAATATTTTTCATTAAAATTCTATAACCCGTCATATTCATTGTTAAATTATTACATACTATTTTCATTAATTTTATATATAACAAATAATAATCAATATTATAGTTAGTATTATAACAAACATGATATATAGAAAATAATAATTTGTTCATATCTATATTTATTAAATATTCATTAATAGTAATATCATGTAGATAGTTAGATGAAATATTATTAATGAGGAGTATGGAAGGGAAATTTAATTGAAAATTAAAACATGCATATAAAATAATTTCATAAAAATTTAATGAAAAATTATCAATTTTAGAATAAAAGAGATTATTATTAGAAGCAAAATTTATAATAGAATTATTAGTAATTAATTTATATTCATCATTAAATTTATAAAAATTATTATATTTGAATAATTTTATACAATTATTAAATAAATATATACAAACTTTATTATCAACTTTATTATTAATAATATTTATTAATAAATTAATATGAGACTTCAAATTATTTTTTTTAATTGAATTATATAAATGATAGTAAATATTATTATTTGAATTATCATAATTATACATATATAAATTTGAAATAAAATCATTATCGATAGGATGTAATCTATTATCGGTCATAATCGTATTATATTTAATAATCTCTATATATTTTTTATGTATATCTATAATATAACCTAAATGAATAGATTATTTTTATTAATATTACTAACGATATTTGTAATATATTTAGTCTATAATCATTATAATAATAAAGAATATTTTATAGAAAATTATAGTAATTATGATAATGGTTATTATGTAAATCCATTAGAAAATACATTATATTTATCATTAATAGCATCACCTTCAGCTGATATATATCATATAAAAGTTAAAGACAAGAAGGAAAGTGCAGTATTTATAAAGACTATAAATACGAATAATGGAGTTGTTAATATGACTATACCGAGATTTTTACAAAATGATAAATTAAAAATTTTACATAGACCGGATAGAAATAATAAATCATATCTTATTGGTAATTGGACATGGAATAATAATAAATATCATATATCACCTAATATGATAGATGTAGAAGATACTAATATAGGTAAATATATAGGATGTTTTAATGATAAAAATGGTTCACCTATATTAAATAATATTTTAGGAGCTACATATAGTTTAGAAAATTGTTCTGATATGGCAACTCGTCGTGGATTAAATGTATATGGTATAAGAGGTAGAGGAATATGTTATGGATCGAAGGAGCTTCCATGTGATAGTAATAAGGTAGATAATAAATATTGTACTCAATATAATACGAATAGAATAACGGCAAGTGGTATAATGAATCATCAATCTACTACGGGTGTATTTGATAAAACACAGAAACCATTAATTATAACATGTGATAGTCAAACTACATTAGCACATAATAAAATTAGACAATTAAAACAAGAGGGTAGTATAGATATGAATATAAAATCAGTTACTGTTTCAAATGATTGTAACACTTTTATTAATAAAGTATCTTATGTATGGAAAGCACCAAATATAATAATGGATAAGAGAGTTCCAATATGTAGTAATGCATGTTATAATGAATATGAACCTAAATCATGTTTAATATTACCGGAAAATAAGGATTGTAAAGGAGATAAAGTTAATAATAGAATGAATAAGTGTTCATTAATAAAGTCAGATTATAGGGATGATAATAATGAATGTAAGACATTATTAGCGATAGAGACATTTGAGGATGCGATAAATGTAAAACCAATAGATAAGACGAATATTAATTTAATAACATTAACATTGAATAAAGTTTTACAAAAGAATACAAATACAATAAAATTAAATAATAATTTAGTAGATCCGAAAGTTGGAATATGTAGAAATTTTAATAATTCAGGTTATCAATTTAAATTAAATGATACGGGTGATATAGAAGCAACAAGTATATTAAGAAAGGGTAAAGGATATTGTCCTGATAATAAGCCATTAAAAGAAAATGAATTTATGTCAAAAATAACATGTGGTAATAAATCATCATTTAAAATAATGGATTATAAAGATGGTGTTAAAGTAGATATAAGTAAAATAGTATTAGAAAATGGAACACATATTAACGGTTATGATGTAATTAATAATAAAAATGAAAAATATAAAGTTATAACGGATATAGCAGATATGATATGTAAAGGAGGAATGAAGGAATTACAAAATAGTATATATAAGGGAAATAACAATGGAATAAACAATGGATTAAGATGTATAGAGATAGATGGAAAGAAGATGATATATAAATATGATAATGAAAATAATTTAATAATAGGAGAAAAGGGATATAAGGATTTTTGTCCACCACCATCAACAAATATGATAGATTGTAAAACTGCTACAAGATCACAGGATAAGGTGAAATGTAATATATTTAAGGGATTAATGAGTAGTAGTAATGATATGAAGATAGAAGAATATAAGAATTTAATATTAAAGATGTGGAAACAGAGTTATGAATTATTAAATTCGAAACCCGAACTAGCAACTAGTATTAATTATACTACATTAACAAGTTTTAATGATATAGAGAAGGTACCTAATTTTGTATCACAATTTACGATATTATTAGAACAGACAAATAAATTATGTGAAATATATGGATTACATAATCCATCATGTAATAAGACATCAAAAGGTACAACATTTTATAATGATTTGAATAGATTAATAATAAATAGTAATGAAATATCGAAATTAATATAAAAATATATTTTAAATAACAATGTTATTTCTAATATCAAATCTAATAGTTGAGATTACTCTATCGGGAATATGGTGGATCGTAAGGAATATGATATATGGAGTATCGAGTTATATGATAGGATTAGTATATCGTTCGAAAGAAGATAATAAGTTTTATATAGATGAGAATAGATGGAATAATTTAATAGAGCAGAATAAATTACAACAGAAAGAGATAAAAGAGTTAAGAAATTTAATAGAGAATTGGAGAGATTTAAAGTCATCAAAAATAGAGAATAGAGAAGAGACTGATGAAGAAATAACGGAAGAATTAAAGAATTATTTAGAGGAGAGTATAATAGAAAGGAAATAAATATATATAAAATTATTTTACTTTTTAAAAAATTTTAGAATTTGTAAAAAAAAGAATATTTAATGATTTTAGAAAAAATTTTATAATTTGTAAAAAAAAGAATATTTAATGATTTTAGAAAAAATTTTATAATTTGTAAAAAAAAGAATATTTAATGATTTTTAAAAAATTTTATAATTTGTAAAAAAAAGAATATTTAATGATTTTTAAAAAATTTTATAATTTGTAAAAAAAAAGAATATTCAATGATTTTAGAAAAAATTTTATAATTTGTAAAAAAGAATATTTAATGATTTTATAAAAAATTTTATAATTTATTAAATTAGATCGAGATAAGATATTACAATATGAATAATATTGTAATATTATATGTAATAAAGAATGAAAGAAAATACATAAATGAATTTAAGAATGTAAAAACTTCATATAAACATTAAATTCGCTGCGCTCATGACGGCGCGACACCCCCTCCACATTAACCATTAAAACACTATATTAAGGAGGTGAGGCCGTGGCCGCCATGCGAGCAACGCGAGCATATTATACTCTTTCTAAAAAGTGCTACAACCCTTACATAAACTTTTACATAAATCTTTTTTCTAAAAATATGTATAACTTTATGTTGTCTATTTGTATAAATGATGAATATATAACATAATTTATAACAATGATAAAACTAACTTTGTTTAATATTATGTATAAACTTTCATAAATACTTTTTAAAAAAATTTTAGAATTTGTAAAAAAATGTTTTTTAATGATTTTTTAAAAAATTTCACAAAAAATATTATATAATTTTCAATATTATATACTATTTCTATCAATTTATTAATCAAATGTCATTACAACTTTCACATTCGACCTACTTAATGTTTTTGTCGCACATGTAGAAAGCTCATGACGTCTTCTCCTCGAACTTGAACTCCTATCCGAATCTAATGAACTACTTTCTACACTATTCGTATTACTTGAACTCTGACGATTATTCATATTATATATCGCCCTATAACATCCATTCATATCCTTCTCTATTTCTTCTATATGCTTTTCTATATATTGTAATATACATTCATTTATAGCCCATCTAAAAAAATTTAATTGTCCAACTGTCGTAAAAAAATAATCTTCCTCATTATAATAAAATTTTATCCTCGAATTCCTACAAAATGGATCAAAATACTTCTTCTGATATCCCTTCAATTGTGACTTATAATTCAAATATACTACACATTCCCTATAATGTATATCATTCAATTCTTCCACATTTTCTACTAACTTATTATCACTTGAAACTATATACGTTATATTATTCTTCTTCGAATAATTCGTTACAAACCAATCTATTATTCTTAACGATATTCTAGAATCTCCATTCAATATATTCATTATTGTCTTTAAATTATCCTCATCCGTATAAAATATCTTTAATGAATTCATCATAAATTCATGTTTATTCGATACCATATTTATAACAGATGTTATCTGTTCAGTCATTATTATACTAAACCTTATATATTATCCTTTTAAGTTATATTTTTCTAAATTTCCTCTTCTTCTTTGCCGACTCATCTAATATTTCCTGCAATTCTCCCTTCTTCATCTTATTCCATTCCTTCTCATCCGGTATTATTCCCATCTTATCTCCCTTCTTCACATATATTCCCTTTGCATTCTGCATTATCTTCATTCCATCAGCATATTCCTTTAATGTTGTCATCGAATGCTCACCAGTATCTATTACTTCCTTCAAATCATCCATCGATACATTATGTATTGTCTTTCCTATCTTCTCTAATCCTATACGTGTCTTTCCCCATTCTACATATGAACCAAATGGTCCATTCTTTAATATAACATCTATTCCTTCATGTTTTCCTATATTCTTTGGAAATTGTAATAATATTATCGCATCATCAAAAGTTATTATATCATTCTTCATATCTTTTGGTATACTCGCAAATTTATATTTTTCTTCTCCTATATCTTCTGCTATACATGGTCCATATTTCCCATAATATAAATATATCTTATTATTACTTGATGGATGTATCCCTAATAATTTATGACGGCATATATCATTCTTATTCCTCTTTTCACATTCAGGTGCATCTCTCATCAATTTCTCAACCATCGGATTAAATAATTTATACATCTTATCTATTACATTCTCCTTACTCTTATCACCATTCGCTATATCATCTAACTCATCCTCTATATTTTTTGTTAAATCATATGATTGAATACATCCAAAATTATTATTCATAAATTCACATACTCTTTCTCCTATCGGCGTTAATACTAATCTATTTCTATCACTTGATAATGTAACCTCATTATGTTTCTCCTCTATCTTATTATCTCCCTTCTTTAATATATATTCCCTTCCTATTCTCTTATCTACCGTATTATTATCCTTTATTGCATATGACCTTTCTAATAATGTAGATACTATTGATGAATATGTAGATGGACGTCCTATACCCAAATCTTCTAATTCCTTTATTATTGACGCTTCAGTATATCTAGATGGCGGTTTAGTAAATTTCTCCTTACCATTCAATTCAACCGGACTTTCCTTTATCTTATCCTTTATCTTATTTATTAATTTACTATTATCTTCTCCCTTATTACTATATATACTCTTAAAGCCCAATTCTATATCTTTTGATAAACTAAATGTAAATATATGTGGATTTGAAATCCATCTATATTGTGTAGATTCAGTTATACATGGTTTCATTTGTGATGCTACGGTTCTAGTCCATACCATATCATATAACTTCTTCTCTTGTGATGTAAAACTACCATCCAAATTTCTCTTATTTATATCTACCGGTCTAATACATTCATGCGCTTCTTGTGCATTTGCAACCTTATTCTTATAATCCCTCTTATTATATAAATTACTATAATTATCTTTGATCCATTCTTCTATCTCTTTCTGAAAATTACTACTTATTGATGTAGAATCAGTTCTCATATATGTAATCATACCTTTTTCATATAATTTTTGTAATACACTCATAGTAATTTTTGGAGCCATCCCTAATTTATTACTTGAATCTTGTTGTATTGATGATGTAATATATGGAGGAGGTGGATTAGATGTATGTTTTTTAGTATCTCCTTTATTTAATTCATACTTTAATTTAATTAAATCATTCATTATTTTAGTCATATCACCATCCTCCTTAAAATCATCTTTATATTCTGCGACTATTTCGGGTAATGATGGAAATATAGCAGTTAAACTAAAATAACTAGTTGATGTAAATTTATCTATATCTTTTTCTCTATCATATATTAATCTTAATGCTGGTGATTGACATCTTCCCGCGGATAATTGAGGTTGAACCCATTTCCATAAAACCGGCGAAATCTTAAAACCTATTAATAAATCTAATATTGAACGTGCTTCTTGTGCATTATATAAATTATTATCTAATTTTGACATATTATTAAATGCCGTTATAATTGCAGGTTTAGTTATTTCATTAAATTTCATTCTCTTTGTATCTTCAGGTGATAATCCTAATACACTTACTAAATGATAACCGATTGCTTCACCTTCTCTATCAGGATCCGTTGCTATAATAACTTCATCAACCTTTTTACTTTTACTTTTTAAATCAGTAACAACATTCTTTTTACCACCTATAATAGAATACTTGGTTTTATAACCATCATTTATATCAATAGACTTTAAACCATCCGAAAAAGTTCGTATATGTCCCATTGATGCTGATACTATAAAATTATGTCCATCTATACTATTAAGATAATTTTGTATTTTCTGCGTTTTAGCAGGTGATTCAACTATTACTAAATATTTCATTTGATTATGATTATATTTTGTATAATAAACTATTATTTTATATAAAATTATTTATCAAAAAAATTTAAATTTCCAGAATTTTAAATTTAGTTTATAAATATTTTCTTATATTAATAAAACAAGTGATTTTTAATGATTCACCATGATGATATTCTTAACTATATTGTTGGTTGTATCCTAAACCGCGAAAATCTTATTAATGATACCGATATTCATATCATTAAATATAATAAATCATCCATATTATCTATTCTAGAATGTAATGATAGTATCTCTTCTATTAACCAATTTTATAAAGATATTCAATCTTATATCGATAATATCTCTAAATACGAATATCCAAACCATATAAACGAATATTAGAATACCATATCGGTATATTCAAATCTCTTATACATCGCATCATATAATCCTCAAATATCTCAAAACTATTACTCTCATTCTTCTTCATATATTCTATTATATCTATATATATACTATCCTTTATCATAACCGTATCTTTTATATATTGTATAACCCATAGTCCTAACTCAACTCTCTCAACAATTCTTCTAATTATATTTAATCCGGATATTGTCTTTAATCTATTCTTATATCCAACTATTAATGGCGCTATAATAGTCTGTTCTGTATATATTAAGTCATATAAAGTAAATATATTATTTATATCATGAAAACCTGTAGTTAATAATGTATATTTATATGTATTTGTACTATTTTCTAAAATATTTATAATAAATTCTCTCTTATTCCTTATTAAATATAAATTATACTTATATTTTTCTTGTTTTAATATATTGTATATATTATCATCCATAGTATATACAATAATATCAATACTATCTATAGATGATGGCATAACAAATTTATCCCTATATTTACTTATCCAATCAAAATTACCTCGAATTTTATATATATTTTCATCAACATAAACTATTATTAATAACTTATTATTACTATATAATGTAATAGGTGTGGTTGGAATAATACTATTAATAATAGTTCCTCTATATCTTACTATATTAAGCATATCATCGATTAATGGATTATATTTTAAAGAATATATAAATAAGGGATAATCATATTTATTAGAATAACGAAAGTATCCAATATTATTATCATATTTTAATCGATTATTATTAGATAAATTATAAAATAGATTATCATAACTATTACAATATATTATATTTAATGAAGTTATATCATATATATTATTATTAATATTTATAAATTTATCTAAAGTCATTATAGAAATTTTGTTTTTTAATAAACTATCTATAAAATTCTTATTATTAATAATAGTTTTATTAAATAAATACATAATATCATAATTCGTATCCTTAAAAAAATTTATTAAATCATATACCTCAATATTAATTATAAAATATATAGTTGATACAAATAAAATAAAATGATTATTCGGATTATTACTTTCGAAACTATTCATAATTTCAAATAATTTATTATAAATATTATTACAATCATCATAAAATATAGGAATAATATGAATGTTATACGAATTAATAATATTAATAATTCTCTTAAAAAAATGATATTCTTTATTTAAATTTACGAACATTATTACGGTAAAATAATAATTATTATATTTCAATGATGAATTAACAATATTATAACTTTTTATATATTGTGTAATATCTTCATTTTTATTATCATCAATAAATAAATTATTTTTTAATGTAAATGCACACCAATAATTTATTTTTAACTCATTATTATATTGAACCTTAATAAAAAATTTATTAAGGTTTATAGTATAATCAAAATTATATGATGATAATAATTGAGCTCCTTTATAACTTATAAAATAACTTTTATAAGAAACACGATTTTCACAAGGAATAGATATATAATCATCTATCATAATTTCATTTTTATAATCTTCTTTATAAAATTTATTATATGTATAGATGATATCCCAATCTTTAAAAATATTATAATTATTAATATAATTAATAATATTATTAATGGTTTTTAATAAATTAAAAGTATATAAATAACTAGGATTTACTTTTATAGTATCATCGATTATTAAATATATATCATCTTTATCATAATTAAAAGTTACTATTTTATTCCATATACTTTGATGATCTATAATATCGGTAATATCATTATAAGAGAGAATAGAATTCGAATTAATATTATTATTTTTATTATTGAGTTGAGAATAAATATAATTAATAGAAGGAATATTAATAAAAGAAGATTTTATAACATTATCTATTAATTTTTTTCGGTATATATCACCATGATATATAATAAATATATGTATCATTATAAATAATATATAAATTAATATTTATTAAAAAATTTATTTAGTATTAATTATATCACGATTCATATCTAACCATTTTTGATATTTTTTTAAACAACTGATTTTACATATAATATGTATTAAATCAGTAAAAAAGTTAGTAGTATCAGGTCCTTCCATTTCTTTTAATTCATTAACTTTTTTTTGTAAATCTCTATATTTATCAATAATATCTTCAATATTTAATGTGTATTTATCTTCACTATAATAAATTTCTTCAAAATCATTACCTAAAACAACCCATTTTTTCATAAATTCTATATTTTGTGTCATTTGAAAATGTGGTCTAAAAAATGTATTAATTACTGTTATAATAAGAGTAGCAATACTAATATCTATAGCGGTTTGTTCAGAAATAATATTTTTACTAGTAGTTTGAGCAGTAGATAGGGCGGTTAATAAGGTAATAATAAGATTAATAGGAGTAGAAAGATTAGACCAAACGGCTGAAGCAATATATTTTTTCCAATAATAGAAGCCAATATCAATATCTAATTTATTTTCAAGAAATTTAACAAAATCTTCTTTATTAGAAGAAATGGATATATTTAATGATATATCGGATTGATACATAGTAATATATATAATTTTTTTTGTTTTAAAAAAAAGTATATAGAAAGAATATAAAATGATGAATAAAGTAAATTATGATATTTATGATAATGATACTAAATATTTTAAAAAAGAATTTAAAGTATATCAATATCCATGGAGTATGATGACATATGAAAGAGATGATGTATTAAGAACAGATAATATACCATGTATATCTGTATTAATAATGAGTATTATTTTAAAATTATTAGAATGATTGATATTTATCATTTAGGTCAAAACCAGAAGGATAAGCATTTTCTAAACCTTGAATACACATTTCATTATTCCATGTTTTAACACAAGATTTTTGATCAGCAGTAGGAACTAATTCAGGAGAAGAAGATTGACTTAATAATTCGGATTGTTGTGGATATACGGATGTATCTTTTGAAGGTTGTGTATCTGGAATATATTCGGTTTGAACTTCATTTAAAGTTGGTTGAACTTGAACATGTTGTTTAGCAGATGGAAGCCAAGTTAATTCACCTTTATCTGCAACTGATAAATCAGTATTTAATAATTGATATTTATTAATACTATATAAAGTAACAATAAAAGCAATAGCCAACATTAAAGCAATACCGGCATCTTTAGTAGCAACTAAAATGATTAAGAATGCCCATAAAATACGGAAGAAAACATTACCAAATAAATCTTGAAGCATAGGTGGTAAATTAGGTGCAGCGAGAGCAGCATATAAACCAATAAATACTTTAAGACCAGTATTAATGTAGATATTACTTAAGGTATTATTTAAAAGACTTTCGGTTGATTTAATAAATTTATCCATTATAAAATAATCATAGATAATTTTAGTCCCATTTTTATTTTTAAATTTTATATTTAATATAAAGATTTATTGATATTTAAATTTAATAAAAAAAAATGAGTAAGTACTTAATACTTTTAAAAGATGAAGATTATATGATATGGCCTATTTTAACATATATATTTAAATTTTTTATAAATATTTATTATATACTATATGTTACACCATTAATATATAATATAATACCTGTTTTAGTAATAATAATATATGATATTTTACAAATATTTATAAGTATAACATATAATTTAAAAAATAGGGTTCCATTTTATGATAAAATAGATTATATATCGATAAATGGAAAGATTTTAATTAATACATATATGTATTATATAGCATATATATCAAAATTAGATAATATAATATGTCATATAATACAACATACTAATATATTATTAACTATATATATGGCTTGTATATCTCTATTTGTAAGAGATAATAAATATTATATATGTCGAAAAGAAAAATATACATATATAGGCGCAATATTTTTAATGGGAGTAATACCGATGATACTTGATAATAGTATGTATAGAAATAATATATATATTAATTATTGTATAATATGTTATATAATAGGTGGAATAATATGGGTGTTTGAAATACCCGAACGTTATATTAAAATACGATATTTTGATTCGGTAGGATGGATGCATATATGCGTGATAGTAGGAGATATATTTTTAATAAATAGTATTGGATATATTAGATAATATATATTTATAATTTAAAGACATTTTGATAATATTTTTATACTATCAAAATGTGTGGAATATGGACATTAGTAAATTTAATGAAAAATGGAACAATAGAAATTGATAAATTATTTGAAGATTTTTGGAATTTAAAACATAGAGGTCCCGATAATACTTATTTTCAGACATATAATAATGTAACGGTTGGATTTCATAGATTATCAATAGTAAATAAAAGTTTTACAAGTAATCAACCATTTATGTTAAGATACAAAGATAGAACAATATTATTTATATGTAATGGAGAAATATATAATTATAATGAATTAATAGATGAATTTAGATTAGATTATAGTATAAATAGTGATTGTATAGTTATACCTGAATTATATATAAGATTTATAGAAGAGCCATTAAAATTTTTTGAATTATTTAATAATAAAATAAGAGGTGAATTTGCTTATATACTTATGGAATTTGATCGTTATAATATATTAACAAATTTAATAGTTGGAAGGGATCAAATTGGTATTAGACCATTATATTATCATCCATTTGATACAAGTAGTCCAATATTAATATTTTCTTCAGAATTAAAGGGAACAAATAATATAGATTTAGAAATAAAAGAATATCCGCCGGGTTATATACAACAATATAGATTTGATGAATTTAGTAAGATAATATATGGGGAATATAATTTTAGAAATGTATATGATATAAAGGCAGTATATAATACGAAAGATGACTATTATTTAAGTCGTATAAAATATGCAATAATAAATTCGATTAAGATGAGATTACAAGCGAATAGACCTATAGCATTTTTATTATCAGGAGGGGTTGATTCAAGTTTAGTAGCAGGTATATCCAATAAAATACTAGGAACTCCTTTACGAACATTTTGTTGTGGTATGAAAGAAGGAACTGATTTAATATATGCTAGAAAAGTAGCAGAATATATTGGTTCAGAACATACTGAAGTATTTTTTACACCGGAAGAAGGATTACAAGCTATAAATGATGTAATATGGACTACTGAAACTTGGGATACAACAACTATAAGGGCATCGGTAGGACAATATATAGTATCAAAATATATAGGAGAAAATACTGATGCGAGAGTAGTATTAGTAGGAGAGGGACCGGATGAAGTATGTTCATCATATTTATTTAATTGGAATGCACCATCGGGAGATGACTTACATAATACGGCAGTTGAATATGTGAAAAATATACATTATTACGATTCTAGAAGGGGTGATAGATGTATAGCACGATGGGGATTAGAAGCGAGAGTACCTTTATTAGACCCTGAATTTATAGAAGCATATTGGTCTATACCGGGTGAATATAGATTACCAAAATATAAAGGAATAGAGAAATGGTGGTTAAGAATGGCATTTAAGGAAATGAATATATTACCGGATGAAGTATTATGGAGAAAGAAAGAGGCATTTTCAGATGGAGTAAGTAGTAAGGAGAAATCATGGTTTCAAATAATACAAGACTATATTGAAAATCTAGTAAGTGATAATGAAATGACGGAAGCGGCTACAATATATCCATATAATACACCAAAGACGAAGGAATCATATTATTATAGAAAAGTATTTTGTAATATGTTTGGATATGATAGACAGGATATAATACCTCAATATTGGCAACCAAAATGGGATAATGAAGGAAAAGAAATAAAAGAATATATAGATCCATCAGCTAGAGTATTAGAAGTTTATGAAAAATAAATAGTAAATGATATTTTTATAGATATAAAAATAACATTTTGTTATAAATCAACAGTTAATAATGTCGAAGATAATTAAAGGAAATATAAACAAAACGAATTTTATAATAGAAATACCCCAATATGATGGAACATATATACAACATAAATTTAATTCATTAGAAGATTTAACTGATGAATGGAATAATTATATACGAATACGACCATTCTATAAAATAGTATATGTATCATTTGATTATAAAGGAGATAATGAAAAATCATCACATATATTTCATACAAATTATACTGATAATAAATTATTTATAGAAAAAATGACAAATATGATGAAATATCCAATATTTCATTTAATAGATAAGGATGGTAATAAGGTCTATTATAAAAATTATAGTGATAATAGTTATGAAAATATATATAATGAATATGATTTACATAATGTAAGTGAATATGTATCATATAACGATTTATTATGTTCTTATTCATTTTTTTCGACAGAATTGCAAGAACCAAAGAAATATATAACTGCAACTATATATTCTATGCCTGACAATGAGATAGTTAAAACTTGTATGTTTGAACACCATATACCAAAAGAAAAAAAGAATAAAATAGCAATAACAATATGTAAAAATTTTACACCATTACCCGATATAGAATATGATGATAAGAATAGATTAGATTTTATAGATGAAAATGTAAAAGCAATAAAGATGAAAGGATCATATTTTATAAATGCAGAATATGAAATAAATAAGGATAAAGAGATAGATTTTAAAGAAATAACAAATAATAAGTTAATTAGTACAATAGAGGATGAATTAGATGATATACAAATACTTTATATAAAACAAGATGATAGAAGAACAAAATGGTATAGATATTATAAACCAATAAGTAGAATAAGTGATTCAATATGTAATGATTATATGAATAATAAGAAGAGGAATTTTAAGGATATATGTGAGAAATATGAACCATTTTATTACATATATAAGCATAATTTATTATTAGTACCGACAAAGAATAAGATAGAAAATAGAGATAAATATTATAAAGGAACTGATTTGAGTAAGGGATTATATTGGAATAATAAATTGGTAGGATGGACAACATCAAAGAAGAATGAAGAATTATTTATAAATAGTGGGATACAGAAGTCGGCAATAGGAATATTTGGTTAAAAATAAATTTTTATGAAAATAATATCATAAAAAGTTATAAATATTTTTTGAGTTTCATATAGTCATTCATATTCATAGTTTTCATTTCACTATTACAATTAGGACATATTGGGCGTAAATTTTCAGTTGTAAATTGACCACCATATCGACTAGGAATAACATGACCTAAATGCCAATCCGCATGAGAATAACGATTAAATTTTTTATTTTTACAACAATAGCAATCCATATAATCGAGAGATTTATTAGTATTTTCATTAATAGGAGCATAAGTTTCCCATACTTCATCTCGAATTTGTTTTCGTGTAATAGTACGAATATTACTATCATGAAAACCTGCAAAAGATATAGGATAATCAGTATCTAGGATAAGTTTAGTCCAATCAAAGTCAAGACCGAGACAGAAAGGAGGTTTATTATCTGGAGTTTTATTTTTAATTTTATCTAAAATTTTAATCATTTTATTTTTTACGAATTGTGTATCTACGGTTGAACATATTTCAGAATATTTATTATAAATTTCATTATTAATAGAATTGAGTTTGTCTATAATACCATCGGCGGTTTTAATATAATTAATAATATTAGTATTACGTAATTTAATCATAAAATCGTCAATAAAAATATTAGGTTGATGACAATTAGTATCTTTTTTTAAGAATTTTTTATAATTAGAGGTTATATATCTTTGAATATTAGACCATATTTCTGCTTCAACACGGTCAGTATTTTCGAGAACTATTTTTTGAAATTGGTCGAGAGGAGAGTTTTGATTAACTTCTTTATAAGTTTGGTATAATTCATCCATATTATTACAATTTTTAATAGTTAAAATGACTTCTATATCTTTAAAGTCATTAGAATTACGTATAATTTCGTATAGAGCGGTTAGACGGTGTTGTCCATCAATAACATAATAATTATTAGTATTATGTAAATGACCTAATAATAATCGATTATCATTAATTTTATTAGGGAATTTTAAATAGAATTCTTTAATTTCATCAACATGGTCTTTATCTAGACTTCTTTGAAATTCAGGATATAATATATTAGTAGCATAGTCTCGAAAGACACGGTCGATAGGGACGCATAGAATAACATGAGTATTATTAATATGAATTTTTTTCATAATTTGAATAGATTACATTATAAATATAATAATAAGATTTAAATAGTTATTTGAATATTTATGATTAAATAACTTATAATATAATAAATATGATTACGGGTATAAGTGAGAATAATATAAATATCAATGAGATAGATATAGAAATATTAGAAAATATATTGAGAATACCGGATGATACATTATATCAATATTATATAAATGAGTATATAAAATCTAAATTAAATTGTATATGTAGTGATGATAGTGCAATAGATATAGATCATATTAAAAAGATAGTAGGTATAAATATAAGAAGAGAAGACATAAAATCGAAGATAGTAAAATATATAGTAGGTGAAGAATTGGAGTATATATATAATGAATTAATAAAATTAACATTTATATTATATGATTTTATATCACTAAATTTAATATTATTAGCAGATTTTTATAAAAATATAGGTATAAATAAATATGATAATAAATATAAAATAGATAATAAAAATAAAAAGTCTATAATAGACCAGATAAAAGTGAAAGAAAAATACAATATAGAATTGAATAAATCAAGCACAATAAGTGTAATAAAACCGAACTATAAAAAATATTACATGAGTATAAATAGAATTGATGTAGATACTATAAAAAATTTGGAAAAAAATTATCCAGGCTATACAAACGAAAAATTAATGAAAGAGATGTATAGATTAAATCAAATTAATATGGAATATTTAGTTAATATATATATAAAAAGTATATTAGCGAACAAGTTTGAATATTTTATTAAATATTTTATAGGGACGAATAGAGAGGGGAATATAGTTGTAGATAGTGTTGAATACTTTGCAAATTTAATAAAAAATTCGATTACGAAGGTATTAGATAATATTAATAATGATAAAAGAAAATTAAATGATAATATATGTCAAAAATGTAAAATATTTAAGAAGATGGGACTTAATAAAATAAGAAAAACAAAAATATATTATAATATAAATAAGGTTATAGATAATGCAAATAAGATAATAGACGAGTTAATAAAGTTATGTGAAGCTTGTAATTGAAATAAAAAACTAAATAAATTATAAGAGATAATGATAAATAATAGGATAGAACTAACGAAGAGAGATATAGATAATTTAATAAAAATACTAAAGATGAGTAGTGATACGGAATATAATTATTTTATAATGGAATTTATAAATGATAAGATTAAATGTGGATGTTATGATAATATTAAGAAAGGAGGTAAGAATAAAATATTATTTAGAAGAAAGGACTATTTAGATAGAAAAATAAAAAAAAATAAGGAAGGATGATTAATAATAAGTATCAATACGTAGTTTTTTAAAAAAAATGTGCAGTCATATACCACCTAAATATAGTATTTTAAGGATATAATTAAGGAATGTGCTACTAATATTAAATATATAAATTTGAAATTAGGTTATAGATATAGTGATCATTATTTAATATAATTAGGATAAATATCCCAAAATATATGCCATGTCCATTCTAAAAATCTACCACTTAGCCAATTTGGCATGTCAGTTGTAATAATCCATTCATATATTTTAATATAAAACTCTTTCGGTAAGTTTTTTATTAAATCTTTATGTACTAAAAATTGGGCGGAACCATAATAATTATATATAAAGTCATTATAATTAGGAACTTTATTAATTGGTATATATTCTTCAATATAATTATTATACCATTTAAGTAATAACGTATATTTATCTTTACTTATTGAGTTTCTTTTATTATAATGACATTTATCATTTATATTATAAAATTTTTTATTACTCTTTACTGCTTCATTATATTTATCAATAATAGACCCGGTATGATGCCATGCATATTCGTCATCATGAATAAAAAATGTATAGTCTGATAGATTATCATAATAATCTATAATATATTTTAAATATACTGATGCCTCATTTCCTTTATTTACAGGAATATTATATGGATTATTTGGATTTTCTTTGTCATAAATCATAACATTTACATTTTTATTATTATTTATTTTATATACAAAATCAACATTTTTGTTATATCTTGAAACGACTATATTTGTTATAGTTTCAGTCATAATATATATTTCTTTTATATTATTATATAATTATAATAATAAAAAATTATTAATTTTAATTAGATTTCATTTTTTTTACAAATCCAAAAATTTTTTAAATTCTAAAAAAAAACTTTTTACAAATTTTTTTAAAATTTATTTATTCATCGATTAAACATTCATTCATTAATTTATTCGATACATTATTATTATTCTTTTCTTCTATATCACTATCATCATTCGGACTTTCATCATCATCCTTCTTTTTCTTTTTTCGTCCTGTTTCTAATTTTATATATGGATTATCTAATATCATATCAAATGGATTTGATGTTGGTGAATAATCTTTAACTTTTACTCGAAGTTCATATATATCATAATCTAACTTTTTATAAATTTGTAATCGTCTTTTATATTGATTTGGAAATACTGAAAATTCATCCACTATATCAAATGCTAATGGTTCTATTGCATGTTGTTTTCTTACTATTCTTCCTATAGATTGTTCTATATTACTTTTTGGTGTTGTAAATATAACGGTATTTAAATCACCTATATCTAATCCTTCCGAACTCATTGGATATGTGCCAAGAATAACTTGCTGTTTTTCTGATATATCTAAATCTTTTTGTTTCATACCACCTACATAGAAACCTACCGTTGCAAATTTACTACATCTTCTATAAAAGTCTTCTAAATGGTCTCTACGGTCACTTAATAATAATATTTTACGAGGTTCTGCTTCATTAGAATTTACTAATTTATATACTAATGTTTCTATCATATGATTTCGTGCATCATGATTTACAATATTAGTAATCATTTTAGGAAGACATGCTTTACCTATTACGGAAGTTTCTTCTTTAGAATAGTCTTCATTTCGATCAATATAACGAATAGCATTAACTCGTATTTTTTTATCAGGTCTTTTATAAATTCGATATATCATAGGACCTAGATACATATAGAATACACTTGATAATCTATCAGATCTATCTGGTGTAGCAGATAAACCTAATGAATAGAATGAGTTAATTTTAGGAAGAGACCTTGAGAATACTTCAGCTGATATATGATGACAGTTATGAACTACTACACCATATAAACTATTATTGGTTATAACAAAATTATGATTATCTTCAATTTCTATATCATAGACTTTCTTATCCTTATTAGTATTATACATTATATTCTCTATAGGTAATAGAGTATATAAATCATCTTTATTGGAAACTAATAAGTCACCTATATTAAGTTTATCAGCCTCAATCCATCCATTATTAGTTAAATATTTATGATTATGAGTACTTTTAAATATCATATGACTAGTATGTATTTCTATTAATTCTTGATTCTCTTTTTCCCATGCATAAGTTATTTTTTTCCATTCAAAACATTTATTATTTAAATTATATGACTTAATTAACGGTAATTCTTTTTTATTATTCCATATATTATATAAATCACCTATTTTAATTGAGCCATTATTTGTTATTACTTCTTGGTCATACGGAAAACATTCATCAACCACAACAAAACCAAAACTATCAAATAAATCTACATCATATTCCTTTTGTGATAAACTTTGGAGCATACATAATACAATATCTTTATCATCAATATCAATTGTTTTACCTTGGATTGTTCCAACACGAGCACCCGGAAGAAATTGTTTAATACGTTCTTTCCATTGGTTCATTAAAAACTCTTTATGAACTACTATAATAGTTTTTCTTAATAATTTCGATATTATATATAATGCACCGCAGGTTTTTCCCCATGCACACGGAACACTTATAATACCTCCGTTTGATTTAGTTAATAATTCACATGAATCAAAATTATCATTTAATATACAACTATCTAAAAATTTATTTATCGCTTCATGTTGATAATCTTTTAATGAACCATTAAATTTTAATTCTATAGGTTCTCCTCTATTAATCTTTATATTATCTGGAGTTCCGTACTGTTCAAACCCATAATGTTTTGGTAAATATAATTTTTGCGGACTTTCTAAATATATAGGAAATGGTGGAGGTTTATTAAAATCATTAAGTGAAAAAGGGGTCATCATTAAATCCTTCTTTGTCTTATTTAACGTTTTTGACGAATAATACTTCTTATATATTGCATAACCCCTCTTCGTATATAATTTTTTTATTGTTGATACAACCTTTGAGGCTGTTTTATCATTAATATTATTACTTGATGAAGACATTTTCTTATACTTATCTTATAAATATTCAATAATTTTTAATCAAATATTATTAAAATATTCGTTAATATTATAGAATGAAAGATTGTATTTGTCTTCGATTATGGAATGATGACCGTTATGTTGATGTATTATATAATCAACTTGATAGTATTTATACATTTGGTAATTTAAATGACAATACTGATATTATCCTTTATACATCCGAAACTTATAAAAATAAAATTATAGATAGCCATTTAATTAATGACCGTGTAAATATTCAATTATTTAACAATAATCCAACTTATAGAACTCTATTGTTAGACCAATTTGATTTACCTATATTAAAAGAATATAATAAAGTATTATATTTAGATATTAATGTATTAGTACATGGTGACTTAAATCGATTATTAAATAGTATTGAAGATGATAAAGTATTTACAAACGGACCTGAAAATGGTAATACTATCACGCCATCTGCATTTATAATGTATAAAAATAGTGAAACTATTACAAAGTTCTTTGATGATATGCGTAAAAGTATGATTAAATTACCACAAACAGCGATAGATTGTGTAGTAGTAGGAAATATAGCAAATAAAAATAAATTATTGAATGTATCATTGGATAATTTAGTAACTATAAAACCAACAAGACCATCTTCTAATATATTATTAGCACATTATCCGGAAGATCCAAATAGATTTATGGTAAAACAAGCAGACCAATTAGATTTTTTAATGTTTGCTAAAGAATTTAAAATAAAACAAGAATTAGATGATAGCTTAAAAGCATATAATAATAGTATAAATGACGTTTGGAAAGAATATAAAGTAGGTAATGATTTACGTTTATTAAGTTCAAATAAGGCAGATTATAATCAATCAATTATTATGCAATTTAAACAATTATGTAATTTGTCATTAAATAATAATATTAAAAATATATTATCAATCGGTTTAGATGCGGGAATAGTTCCAATAATATTTAGTGAAGCAAATAAAAAAGCAAAAACTACGGTTATTACATTTAGCGATAGTGACTTTGCTAAAAAATATCCAATGGTTCTATGTTCTAATAATATTCAAGTATCTAATCTATCATTTTTACCTGATAAATATGATTTAGTTTATATTGATACCGAGAAAGGTGAAGACTTAACAACTATATTAGAGTTAATAGATACTACATTAAAAAATAAGACAATCATATGTATAACAAATTATAATATAGCAGAAATTAAAAGTGTATGGGATACATATATAAAAACAAATAATTTACAACCATTAAAAGGTCATAGTTATCGTTCTCAATTACAGTGTATGTCAGTTAAAAAATAAATAAATTATATAATAAATTATTATATCATTTATTTAACTACTACACATTAAACAATCACTTTCCTTACTTCCTTCATTCTTATTAACAACTGTTTTACTCGCATCTATACTAAATGTTTGTGCCTTACTAACTGCACGACGTCGTAAATAATATATACCCGTTTTTAATCCTCGTTGCCATGCGTAAAAATGCATAGAAGTTAATTTACTTAAATCAGGGTCTTCTAACCATAGATTTAAACTTTGTGATTGACATATATAAATACCTCTATCTGCTGCCTGATCTATTAATGATTTCATAGATAAATCCCATACTACTTTGTATGTATTTCTAATAATTTCAGGAATAATACTAATACCATTAATAGAACCATTATTTAATATAATAGTATCCATTAAATCACTACTCCATATACCTAATGCATATAAATCATTCATTAAGTATTTATTCAATACAACAAATTGTCCAGCTAAAGTTCCTCTCGAATATATATTAGATGTAAATGGTTCGATACATTCATTATTTCCTAATATTTGACTAGTTGATGCAGTAGGCATTGGTGCAAGTAATAATGAGTTTCTCATACCACCTTCCATAATTTTATGTCTCAATTCTTCCCAATTAAATACCATTCCACCTTTTAATTTATCTTTAATAGAACCATCTTCATTATAAGTACATCCAACCGATTTTAATGGTGATGATTTCCACAAATCAAATTGAAACTGTCCTTGTGATATAGGAGAACCTTTAAAAGTATGATATGAACCTAAATAACGGTCATTATTATTATACATTTCAATATCTTCAGGTAATATCATATTATCTCTATTTTCAGGTGATAATGACATATTATTTCTTATATGTTCTGCGAACTCTCCTGCTAATTCTTGACTTGCTTCACACGAAGCATAATAAATAGTTGCAAATATTTGTTTATTTAATTCACTTGCAACTTGACTATCAAAACTTACTCTATATCTAGCATATACATCCGCTAGACCTTGAACACCAATACCAATAGGACGATGACGAAAGTTAGAAATACGTGTTTCTGGTACAGGATAAAAATTCAAATCAATAACTTTATTAAGATTACGGGTAATAACTTTTGTAACTTCATATAATTTCTTATAATTAAAAGTAGGCTTAAAATAAGAATATAATTCGGCAAATCCTCCAATATGTTCCCCATTAATAAATATTTGTGGAACTGATGTAAATCTCTTATTTTTTAATACTATACGACAATTATCTCCATCACATTCAATACCACCTGATTTTTTATTTAATTCTTTGAAAAATTCACCTCTAACAATATCATCATCTAAATTATGTTCAATATAAGTTAATCCTCGTGATTGTAAAAAGTTTTTACTATAATTACAAAATTTACAATCACTCTTACTATATATTTCAACTGATTTAATTGTTGTATAGTCAAACTCTTCAACATAAGTAGGTAATGCGATTGATGCTAATGTACAACAAGCATATTCTTTATGATCCGAATACTCAAATATTTCGGTACAATTCCCAGTTATAATACCATTAAATATACCCATATGTCTTTTTGGTTCATTAAAACAATAAGTATTATCTTTTCTTCCTGTATTTTTGATATTTGTTATAGTAATATTATTGACATAATCAGTATTTTCATATCTATATGGAATAATACTCATACCTTCTTTTAATTCTCTTGCTTCAATACATTTAGTATTACCATTATCATCAATTATATAAAACTTATGATAATTAGTACATGCTAAATTATTACCATTACTAAAGTAAATTGTAATTAATTCTTGATTTTCACCTGTCTGTTTTACAACTACTTCGCTCCATTCAGTTCCATTCCATACATTAACTCGTTCATCTTTAAGTTTTTGTATTTCAATATGTCCTTTATCTGTTAAAATTAATGTTTCAGGAGCAACGCATAAATTTGACGACTTAATCGTGCCATAATTCTTTTGATTTGATTTTTCATTTCCAGCATCCTTATAACAAATATAAGGTGTTCCTGTTTCCATTTGAGATTTAACTATTTCTTTCCATACATCTAAAGCAGGAACTTGCTTTATTACTTTAGTAGGGTCTTTTTCATATTCTTCATATAATTTCTTATATTCATTACCATAAACCTCACTTAACCCTTTACATGCATCAGGATCCATTAAAGACCACATTTGTTTATTCTTAACTCGTTCCATAAATAAGTCACTCAACCATACTGCATAAAATAAATCACGTGCTCTTGAATTTTCATCACCATGATTCTTCTTTGCTTCTAAAAATGCCATTATATCGATATGGTGCGGTTCAAGATACATAGCAAAAGACCCATTGCGCTTACCACTCTGGTTAACATGACGAGCTACATCATTAAATACTTTTAACATTGGCATAATTCCGGTAGAACGACCATTTGTAGAACGAATTAATGCATTATCTCCTCTAACATCGTGTATATGAACACCTATACCACCTGCCCACTTTGATATTTGAGCACAATCAGCAATAGCTTTATATATACCTGCTATACTATCTTCAACACCCATTAAAAAACAAGATAATAATTGAGGATGTTGAGTTCCTGCATGAAATAATGTAGGCGTAGCATGAATAAAATATTTTTGAGACATTAAATCATAAGTTTCAAAACATCTTTCTAAATTTCCACAATGTAATCCTAATGATACTCTCATAAACATATGTTGTATTCTTTCAACAACTTTTCCATTCGCTTTTAATAGATATGCCCGTTCTAATGTTTTAAAACCAAAATAATCAAACATATAATCTCTATTATAATCTAAATGTCTATCTATTTCTTCTCTATTTTGTAATACAAATTCTAATATTTTTGTATCTACTAATTTCGAATTATTTTTAGCAACTATTTCTAATGTTTCACTAAACGATGATGATGTTAATTTATGATTATTCGATATTATTAGTCGTGATGCTAATATACCATATGATAATTGTTTAACTGATAATTGAGTACATGTTTCTGCTGCAAGTTCATCTAATTTAGATGTATGTATTCCATCAAATATTTGAGAACATACTTTTTGTGCAACCATTTCAGGATCTATATCAGTTAATATAGGTTCCATCTTACAAAGATTAGCTATTCGTGCAGTAACTTTGTCAAATGATACATTTTGATATTGCTCATTTCTTTTTAAAACTCTCATTTTCTTATATATTAGATATTATTTCATTTTAAACTAAAAAAATATCGATTTATGATATATCATATGAACTTACATATTCTATCCTTATCTATAGCGGTTATAGTATTATTTACTTTTATCGGTGCTTATAAATATATTCCTATAAGTGGTATGATTAAACAATTTCCTCGCGAATCTATCGCTAAAAAATGTCATCTCTGCACATTAAGAGGTGATACTTGTTTCTTAAATGAATATAAACCATGTAATACCGGTTCATATGCTCAATGTACAAATAATTTTATGCCTGTAAATAAATGTAGTTGTAAAGAACAACGTAGTTTTGAATTATGTTTAAGTGATTTACAAATGTCCGAATCATGTTATATGAAACATTATAATTTACAACCTGACTTAAAAGTTGACGTTATCCATGAAAAAAAATATCCACGCGTTAATATTCATAATATTCCTTATACCCCTTTTGACCGTTTCGAACATTTACGTTCTCCTGAAGATGGTACAAGAACTACTGATGATAGTACATATAAAGATAAATTAACATCTCAACCTCATTTTTTACCTAATCCTATACCGATGGATGTTGCTGCTGCTGATATAATAACAAAAATACCATTAGAATATAAAGATTAGATAATAAATATAATGTAAAAATGGAACAAGAACCATTATTAAATTATAGTAAGAATAATAATTATTATGATAATATCGATTATCCTAAATTATTTAACATGCTTATAGCATCATTTATAAAACCAAATTGTGTATATGGTAATATAATATATAATAAATGTAATATATGTAATAATTATATAAATAATTATATAAATAATTTTGAATTTTATGGTTTAGTTTTAACTGAAAATCAAATTCATAATTATCTATGTCATGATATAGAATATAGTAAAGATATGAAAAAAATATTATATGAAAATAGAGATATTATAACATCTTTATATTTAAGACATTTAAGAAGATTATGACGATAAATATAAAATATTAGAATTTTAACCAAAAATATTTTTTTATATTAAAAGATGAAAATTTTTTTTAATGTAAAAAATCCATATTTTAAAGGCTTATCTCCTAAAATAGGTGATATTATACGTCTTTATAATAATACATATATAATACTTTCATATATAGAAAATGATTTATTTGAAATGAAAAATATATGTAATGGAGACATTATTGTATATTCATTAAGAAGAAGACCGTTTGAAATATTAATAACGGACGAATGTAAAAAAGATATATGTTCAAAACTTATAATAATTAAAAATGAAAATATAATTTCGAATTATTTAGATAATATTAATAATAAAGATGATATAAATAAAAAATTTTATACTTCTACCATTTTAGAAAATAATTATTCTTCTTATTGTTCTATTATGTAGGTCTTGATATATTTTCATTAAATAATCCAGTATTATATTCATTATCATAGCATAAATAATGTATATTTAATGGTTCATTACGACCTAATCTTTGTGCTCTACCTATAACTTGTTTTTCAAGATCACTACTCATACGATGATAAACGAATATATCATCGGTCATTTGTAAATTTATACCTGCACCAAAATGTTTAGCATTTAACATTAAAACTTGTATTTTATTAGTTGAATAATTTTCAATTGTTTTATTTATTTGGTTCGTTGATCCAAATATTCTATCATAACGAATACCTAATTGTAATAAACGACGTTGTATTAATTCAAAAGTTTGTTCATATTCCGAAAATATTAGTATTCTTTTATACGGATTTAATAATAAATAATCTGATAATATATCTAACTTATCTAATAATATTTCATTATTCTTTTCATCCTCATCATTTTGTATATCATCTTTTATTATATGTATTTGACTATTATCTATTTTAGTTCGACATAATGGACATGACTTATTAGTTTTTACACAATCTTTAATACATTCTATACAAAATATATTTTTACAACATGTAACAATTGACGGTATTTTAATATTATCTAAACATATACTACATGTTTTAGCAGTAGGATTTTCAAGACGATCTTTAATATTTTTAATCTTTGATTCAACTGATTTTATTTCATTTTCATTATTTTCTATAGTCTTTTCTATATAATTTATACGTGAACATATATTATAATATGTCTTTTTTACTTCTTCAAATTCAATTGGTCTATTTTCAGTAGATACATGTTTATACATTTCTTTAGCATTTTCATATTCATTTTTACTAGAATTTTGTTCAATTACTAAATTATTTAATTCATGATTCTTTGTATTTTTATTTATTAATAATTCTTTCTTCTTATCTTCTAATGATTTTGTAACACTTAATATTATATCTTCTTCACTATATATTTCATATCCTAATAATTGTGATGCTTGTTTTATATCACCTGCATTTAAAGCCCTCATAATATCATTATCTAATACATTTTTAACTGCATTATAAGATAATGGTGTTAAACATCTAATATTTGATACAATAGGATTAGGTATTCCTATAGATAATTTAACAAATTCAGGATGATTTCTAACTATAGTTGAAAAAACTCTATTTCTTTTATATGGTGAATGATAAGCTGCTATTCTATTCATAACATCACGTAATAAAACACAACCATTCATACCACTTGAAAAATTAATGACTGATCCGGATTGATTATCATATACACTTCCACCATTATAATATAATAATGACATAAATGATGATGTAATTAGCCAATTCTTTTTAGCGAAATAATGAGAACAACTTGGAATTTTAATAGTATCAGCTTCATCAAATATTACTCTTTCAAATATAAAACCTTTTACTATTTTTACAGTATTACATTCACGTATATCTTCATTATTTTCTTTATTTTGTGTATATAATGTATATGTATTATTTATATTTTCTAAATAATTTTTAAATGTATCTTTTATATTGGTACTATTATCATGAAGATTAATCATTAATTTTTCATAAGATTCATGAATATTATCAATAAATCGTTTTTTACCTATACGATTTGTCTTTAATTTTACTATATTATTTTCAATTATATATTCATTTTCTTTACAATCTTCTATAGTATAATCAAATTCTACTCTATTATAATTTATTTGTTGTGTTATATCAAATCTCGATAAATAATTAATAAATTCATTATATACCGTCGATTTTATTAATATAATATGATTATTATTAATTGTATTTATTATATCATCTTTATTATTTCCTAATTTAGCTATATCTATTATACATGATATACCGATATATGGTATATTAGTATATGTATTAATATATTTATTCCATTGAGGATAAATACTATGAGGAACTACAATGAGATTAGTTTTAAATTGTATACATTGAGGATGTAAAATCATACCATATATTTGATTACGATCATCATCATATAAACTATTAATATGGAATTTATTAGGGTAGATATTCGTCGTTCTATTTTTAGCAATTAAAGATAATATACAATATGATTTACCACTTCCAACATTATCAGATAATATTAGTACATTTTCATCATTTATACGATAAGGCAGGTTTTCTAAATATTCCATATGATATAAAGTTCGTTTTTGATGTAATTTAAGAGGTAGATTTATTAATTCAGGTGTTTCATATATGAAACCATGTGGGGATATTGAACCATACTGATTAATATATTTACATTGATTATAAAAATTTTCATAACTTATATTTATATTAGGATTTATAGTTTTTTTATAAATTTCTAATATATTATTAGATGTATATTCATAATGAATATCATCGGTAGGTATATTATAATTAAAAGGATGAGTATTTTGTGTAATTTCCATAATGATTAATATTATATATTTTAATTTATAAATCCGATTTTTTTTAAAATCAAATTTATATATAATATGATAATTAATATGTATAAACAAAATGTTATAAATACTATAATCTTATCAATTATAATTATTATAGTTATATTTATAATTCTTCATATTTATCGTTATTTGTCTATATCCTATAATAAATATGAAATTTTACAACAAGATATAGATAAAGTTAATGGTGAAGATATGGATAAAAATCCGTATCCATTTATAATGACTATGATAGAAAATGATACATTAGATTATAATATTAATCGATATGGTATATATTCATCATTAATAATATCGAGTAAATATGAAACGAAAAAATTAGAAGATTTTAAAAAAGAACCATACTATACACATTATTATCCGTTATTATATATGAAAGTTAATAAAGATATTGATTTAACAATAATACCCCAAGAATATTATAATAGTGAAAATAAGGAAGATAGTGAAAAGATATTAATAAAATTACATCCATATAATATCATATATATACCACGATTTAGTACATGGAAGTTAGATGGAGATAATGATACGAATGTTGAAATATATTATATGAACTCACCAATATCTATTATAGCATCTAATATATATAAGTTTATGAATAAAAATAATAATACATATGTATATTAAGTAAAAGATGGGTGGAGGATTAATCCAACTGCAAGCATATGGGACAGAAAATAATTATTTATCAGGAAATCCGCAGATGACATTTTTTAAAATGGTATATAGAAGATTTACACATTTTGCGGTTCAACCGATAGAGGTAAATTTTCAAAGTTTTGATACTTTATCATATACACAACCTACTACTATTAAATTAAGGGTTCCTCGTAATGCTGATTTAATTACTAAACTTTTTTTAAATATTGATATACCCAATATATATGCTAATAATAATAAATGGTTTAAATGGATCCCTTATTTAGGCGCACAAATGATTAATAAGGTTAGAATAATAATAGGAAGTTCAGTAATAGAAGAGATAACGGGTGAATATTTAAATTTATATCATGAAATGACTAATAGTGATGAAAGTTTAAGAACTTATTATGATTTAATCGGTCATACTCCCGATTATTATAATCCAACCGATATTAAAGGACAATATCCTTATGTTGATACATCATCATCTAGTATTAAAAATAGTTATACTTATCTAAATAAGAATTGGCAAACAAAGCCGAGTATTATGGGTAAAAGATTAAGTATTCCTATACCTTTTTGGTGTCATAGAAATAGTGGTTTAGCATTACCATTAATAGCATTACAATATCATGAAGTATTTATTGAAGTTACATTTAGACCAATACAAGAATTATATTTAGTAACTAATGATGAACAATATACTTTAGATGAGTCATATGAATTTGATATAAATAATATTGGTTCAGGTATTATATTAGAACCATCAGGAACATATTATAGAAAATATTGGATAAAGCCTAGTAGTCAGAGTGATAATATATCTAATTTTTTATTGACAGGGAATAATAATTGGGGAATGGATCCAAAATTAGAAATAAACTATATATTTTTAGACAATGATGAAAGAGCATATTTCGCAAAAAATACACATAAATATTTAATTGAAAAAATTATATTATATGAATATGAGGGTGTCCGTAATAAAACTACTTTCGATGTTGAATTTTTCCATCCTGCTAAAGAAATTTATATATTACCTCGTAGAAGTACATATAGACAACATAACGATTGGTCTAATTATACTAATTTAGATAGTGATACAATGGATCCATATGCATATCAAACATATTATTTACAAGTTGCAACAAATACAACAAATTTAACAAACGGTATAATAAGTAATAATTTAAATAAATTAGGAGCATTTCGAACTGATTTAGATAGAACCGTAGATGTTAGTTATAATGGATATGTTATATCTGCGGATGATGCATATAATACAACGGATATAACTAATTTATTAAATATGTGGAATAATAGAGATATTAGTTGTATTCCTGTAATAACATCTTCAAATTGGGATTATTATACAACGGATATAATACAAACATTACAAATATTATTAAATGGTAATGCATATATAGATCCAAAGAGAATATCATTTTTTAATAAAAATCAGCCATATATATCACATACAAATAATAAACATAGAGGAGTTAATTTATATTCATTTGCGATTGATCCTGAAACTTATCAACCGAGTGGAACTTGTAATTTTTCACAGATAAAAAAAATTGAATTTGTTATGGATATTAAAGACCCTGCACAATATGAAAATCCAAATTGTCCTACATTATTTAATACGAATTATGATATTACATTTTATGTTGTTACACATAATGTTTTAGAAATTATTGGAGGAATGGGTAGTGTAATATTTGCTAATTAAAAATTTTGATATTTATATTATAAAATTTAAATTATAATATAAATAAAATTATCAAATATGAAAAGAAATAATTTACCTGAATTAAATGAGTTCGTATTATTTAAAATAACATCTATCGATGAAATTGCGGTATATGGTACTTTAGTCGAATATAATAATATATCTGCAATGATGATATTTGCAGAAGTTTCTGCACGTAGAATTAAAAGTATATATCAACATGTTAAAGAAGGACAAGAAGTTGTTGCATTAGTAACACAATTAGATAAAGATAGAGGTTATATTAATTTGTCAAGAAAGCAAGTAACACCGGAAGATAAAGAATTATTTATGATAGACTATAGTAATAGAAAAAAAGTAAATACGATATTATATAAAATATCATTAAAGAATGAATATGAAATAATAAAACTATATGAAAAATTATGGTTATTATTAGATGAATATGATACATTATATATAGCATTTAAAAGTATAAATAAGGATCATAAAATATTAGAAAAAATAGATTTTAATGATAATATAAAAAAGGATTTATTAGAAAATATAGAAAAGATGTGTGCTATTCCATTACAATCGTTTAGTGGTGAAATTAAATTATATTGTTTTCATAAAGATGGTGTTGATTTAATAAAGGAAGCGATAAAATATGGAACATCAATGATGAATGATACTAAAATTACTATTCATTATGTAGCTGCACCATTATACGAATTAAGAACAATGACATATGATAGTAAGATTGCAGAGGAATTATTTAATAAATATGTAGATATAGTAAATAATTATATAAAGGATAAGGAAGGTTATTGTCAATTTAATAGAATAGTAAGTGATAAAGATAGTATTAAATTAGATAATAATATTTTTCACAATGAATTAGATAATGAGATTGATAGTGAAAATTAGGCAATCATTTTAGCTTTTATAGTAGGATGACAATTATAATCTTTTATAATAAAGTCCGATGATTTAAAATCTTCTATTTTTTTTATATCATCCCTTCTCATTATTTCTAATTTTGGCATATTATATGGACTTCGTATTAATTGTTCTTTTACTGCATCTATATGGTCATAATATATATGAGCATCACCTATATTTAAATGAACTTTATACGGTTCTAAATTTGTAATATATGCAATCATATAAGTTAATAATGCGGTTGATGCAATATTAAAAGGAACACCTAAAAACATATCACCGGATCTTTGTGTCATAGAACAAGATAAATACTTATTATTTGATACATAAAATTGATATGATACATGACAAGGTGGTAAGCACATTTCGTCAAGTTGGCATGGATTCCATGCACTCATAAATAAACGTCTTGAAGTAGGATCAGTCTTAATAGTATCAATAATATATTGCAATTGATCTATTCCTTTATTATCTAAAGACCATTTATCATCTCTATCTTTTTGTTTAGTATATGTAGCATTAAAGTGACGCCATTGATAACCATATATGGGACCACATTCTCCTTCTTCATATTCGTTAAGGTGTCGTGTATCCAAGTATTCACGTGTAGAATTAGCATCCCATATATGAACACTGTTATTTGCTAAATTATGAGCATTAGTATCAGCTTTAATGAACCATAATAATTCTTCAAGAACACCTTTCCAATATACACGTTTAGTTGTTAATAAAGGAAATTGGTTATGAATATTGAAGGATAGATTTTGGTTAAATACTGATAATGTTTTAGAATTGCGTGTTTCACGAAATTCACCATTATCATGTATGTATTTTAGAGATGATAAATAATTATCTTCATCAATATTTTGGTTAATAGTTGAAATCATTTTTTAATATAATATTAAAAAAATATTTTTAATTTATATTTGGTTTAATATATAATAATTAATATTGTTAATACTTATATATGAATTTGAATTATAAGTAATACCGTTAATATTAATAGTTGTTTCCAACATATCAATTTTAAATTCATCATAGAAAAGCATTAAATTATTAATAAATGTATGGTCTGTTATAATAGCTGATGAATAATTACAATTTTCAGTTTTATTAAATTCACTATAAACATCAATTTTAAAATTGTGTAATTTTAAATCACCCTTACACATTTCTTCATTATTATCAGTATATAAATCTAATAGACGTGTAGATTTATATGAAAAGGTTAAATTTTGTAATGGAGATAAATAATCTATAAAGTTTGCTATAATATCTATATTTTCACTATTATTAGTTAATAATATAATTGAACTCATTTATATTATTAAATATTTTTTTTTAATTATTTAATGGTTCGCTTGTTAAGATATAATATGGTTTTCCGGATAAAGAAATATATGAATTACATTGATAATTAGTTCCATCAACCGATACGGTAGTTAATGGAATATCAATACGGAACATATTAATAAAATAAGTTAAATTACTAATAAAAGTTTGGTCACTAACTAAAGCACTTGAATAATTACGTGTTTCTTCTTTAGTATATGTAACACCTTCTCGAACAACGACACCTTTACATTTTTCAAGACCATCTACGGTAGATAATATTAATGTTCGATCAATTATTTCATCAGGTCTTACTCCAAATGGCATAGTTACATTATTAACAAAGTAATCAATAAGGTCATAGTTATTAATATTATTAGTTAATAGTAAAGGAATTGAGCTCATTATATATATAATTATATAAATTAATTTCCATATCCTAACCCTGCCATACCGTTCATAATACGTAATACATTATAATTAGTAGAATAAACGGCCATATTACAATCTTGAGTAACATTACTATATAAAATAACATTATTAATACGACTGAAATTACAAGTTCCGCTTGGTTGATATAATTCAGGTTGTAAGGCGAATGAATAATTATAAAAACCGCCTAATTCACCTGATATATCTTGTAAATATGCACCAGTATGATGATAGTATGGTTGTAATAGACGAAAGTAATGATTATTTTTAGTTTTAAAACGTTCAACGCCATTATATTCTAATTTACAAGATTTCATTAAATCATTACCGGAATTATCCCAATAATTAAAAGTATTATTATTAGATAATAATTGATAAAACCATACTAATTCTTTAACTGGATGATTAAAATGTAGTTCATTAATATTTATACCTGAATTTAATGATAATTTATTTGAATATTGTGTTTGTTCAATAAGATATTCTTGTTTAAGTCCTGCAAATAAACGTCTTTCATCCGTATCTAAAAATATATAATCTCCATATAATCTACTGTCTGTAATTCGTAATCTTAAAGGAATATCCAATGTTATATTTGATATAGTTCCTTGTACGGGTGAAGGGGTTAGTGTAGAAGAATAGCTATCTATTTTATTTTCACCACTAATATCTATATTACCTATATTAACTGATAAGTCACCATTTCCATATAAATCATCTTTAAATTGTATATTACATTTTACTTCATGATATTGTAATGAAATCATAGGTAGAGCTAATCCATAATTTTTTGAAAACCAGAAAGGGATTGGTAGATATGTTACACTATTATTATTTACTAAAGGATTTTTACCATATAACATATTTTCAAGTAAAGACCATTTTTCATATGAAGATGATAGTTGTAACCATATATCGATCCATTCACCATATAATCGGTCGATTAGTTGGCCTGCTATAGTTAATTCAATATATTCGATCAGTCTAGTTGCGATACGTGGTCGATCATCATATATATCTGCAGTTGTAAAAGTATAATTAGTTGAACCTGTTATAGTATTTAAAAGATTAATATTTTTAGTTAATATAGTAACATTACTTCCACTATTAAAACAATCACCTAAATAAACAATACTTCCATCATTTAAAGAACTACTAGTAAATATTAGATAGTCTGAACCATCAAAACTGAATGTACCGTGATGTATTCCCGTATTAGTGTAAATTGTTCCTAATATACTTGTTAATTGGTCTAATGGAGTTGTAGGTTCTACAATATATTTCATTTCTAGTAAAAGTTTAGCTAATAGGTCAGCATCTCTACATAAAGTAGCTGAAACATATGTACCGTAATTGGCGCCATTATTAAATTCTTGTTCGATGGCTTCTAAAGCGAAATGAGTATATTTTTTATAAACTTTTTTAAAATATGTTATTTGAGGACATCCTGTAAGATAAATGTCATGATTTCCTGTTGATATAAGTTGAATAACACCACCCGGCATACTTAATTTATTATATATATATACAGAATTTAAGTTATAATAACTAACCTTATTTATGTAATAATTCTTTCATTGCTTTAAAGTGAATATGGTTACTTATAGATTGGGAATAGTCCATAAATTCATTTAAATTATCGTCATCATCTAGTATATTCATATATTTATCGATAATATCATTAGATATATGTTTTGCTTTAATAATATCTTTAAATATAAGTTTAGAATATAATATTAATTCGAGATGAAGACGGAGAATATTAATATTTCGAGATAAATCGTTAATAGAAAGATTTATAAATTCTTCTAATATAGGTTCTATAATATTAGTTAAACCATTTAAAATAGAACGATATATAACTGAATGTAATAATAACATAGATTGTTCTAAATTATATAGTAAAGGGTCAAAATCTTTATTAATAGTATCATCATTATTTTCAATAATAATTTTGTCATTATTAAATATAGATTTTTCTAGATCGGTTGATATATATTGTTCGGTATTAAGTTTAATAAAAATATTTTTAATAAAATTTGAAATAATAGATAATGAATAAATATCATTAGTTATATTAGGATTATTATTAATATTATTTAATTTATTATTAATATGAATAGATCCGATAGTTTTATGAATAATATAATTTTTTATTTCATTAATTTGTATTTCTATTGAATTAAATGATTGAGATACATTAAGATATTCATTAAATAGAAAAGTTGTTCTTTCTATCATAAATATACTTACTCTAACATTATGAGTATAATTATATATAATATTAAATATATTTCTTGCTAGATCAGCACAAGATAAAGAATAATTAATATTTTTAGTAGTATTAAGAGTTTTACATAGTGCATGAATATAAGATTTAAGAAATAGATATATTACTTTTTTACTATCTATATCGGGTTCTTGACATTTTTTAATAATAAAATTGAAGATGTCATCATCTTTATTAGAATTATTAGTATTCATTATGTAAATTATATATTATAATAATGCGTTTAAAACGAAAGAAAATACTATTATAAAATAGTAGGTACTTGTATATCATATATACGAAAGTATATAGGGTGCCTAATTCGGATTTGATATACGAAAAGGGTATTGTATTCCGTATAGGATACAGGCATTTAGTAAGACTTTCATCAAGAGGCTTCTAACAGGGGGAGTGAGATGTTTCTTATTGCATAAAGAAGATACCTTATTATAATATTATAATAAGAAATCTATATAAAAAAGTAAATAATATAATAAAAATTAGTTATATGAAAAAGTTTGATTTATTAAGATTAATAAGTAAAAGTTATGAACCCATCGCAGTATTTAATAAAGATAATGTTAATAATAAGATATATAATTGGTATAAATACTTACGATATATAACACCTTATTATGCGATAAAATCATTAAATAATAAATATATGATAGATGAGTTAATAAGACATAATTTTCATTTTGATATAGCGAGTAAGGGTGAATTATATCAACTAATGTCTTTAAAATATCCGATAAATAGAACTATATTAGCTAATCCATGTAGGTCTATAGATGATATTAATATAGCTTTAAAATTTGGAGTGCCATATATAGTATGTGATGATAATGAGAGTGTAGATTATATTAGAAGAATTAATAAGAGTATAAAAATAGTATGGAGAATAAAGTCATATGAGAACAATTCATTAATTAAGTTTAATTCAAAGTTTGGTGCATCTATAAATGATACGATAAAAATTATATCAAAAAATAATAATATATATGGTCTTTCGTTTCATGTTGGTTCAAGTTGTAACGATATGGAATCTTTTAGTAATACATTAGAAATAATTAAAAAAGATATATTGCCTTATTGGGATGGTAAATGTAACTTAATTGATATTGGTGGTGGTATGAAAAGTGTAGAGGATATAATAAGTTTATCAAATGTAATAAAACCATATATAACTGATAATTTAATGAAAGATATTAGATGGATTGCTGAACCGGGACGATATTTTAGTTGTGATAGTATAGATTTATATACAAAAATAATAAGAGTAAAATATGTGGATGGACATTATCATGTATATATAAATGATTCAATATATAATTCTTTTAGTGGAAAGATGTTTGATCATCAAATACATTATCCTATAACGGTGTATTCATCATTTAAAAATAAAGAATTAGTTAAGGCGACAATATGGGGAAATACATGTGACGGTTTAGATATGATAATAGATAATATATTCATAGATAAGCCATATCAAGGAAATATATTAAGATGGAGTAATATGGGTTCGTATAGTGTAGTAAGTGCGAGTGATTTGTTTAATGGATTTAAGAAGGCTAAAATTATAATATAGTAATATTTTTAATATTAAAAATATTAATAGATAGAATAGTATATATAATGAATGCAGTATTTTTATCACATAACGGTTTAGGTGATAATTTATATTCGATAGGTGCCCTTAGATTATTATTGAAATTTTATAATAAGATTTTTTTTATATGTAAAGATAAATATTATAATAATGTAAAATTTTTCTTTATTGATGAACCTCGTATAGAATGTATTCAATTTAATCATAAAAAAGAAAAAATGGAATGTAGTATGATAATAAATTCTAATTATAACGATAATGACATTTTTATATGTGGCGCACATAGAGGCTATTTAAAAAGTAAAATAACAAATATACAATATTTAGAATATTGTAAAAATAACTTTAATAAGAAAAGTGAATATACATTAGATTATGATACTATAACAAATGATAATTATAATTTTATTATCCAGTTTTATAATGATATATATTTAGATATTGATGTATTTTTTAAATATTGGAAATTACCAGAAACTGAATTATCAAAAGACTTATATAATAAAATAAAAGAATACAACATTATTTTTATACAAAGTAAATCGAGCGATAATAAAAAATTAAATATTACCAATACTATAAACAAATATATTAATGATGAAAATATATTATTATTTTGTAATGATGAAAATTTATATAAAAACATTAATAATAAAAAATATGATTTAATTGAAGATATAATTAATAAACCTATTATATATTATTTAGATATTATACTAAATAGTATAGAAATTTATATTATTGATTCTTGTTTTACAGGTATAATTCTACCGTTAGTGAAGTTAAAAAAATTAAAAGCGAATATTGTGCGAATTATATTAAGAGAAGAAGTCAATAAATATATATTATAATTTTTTGTATAAATACTTATGAATGTTTAATATCAATATATCTAATACATTTATTAAATCCATATATAAAGCTGTTCATTCCATAATGTTCAACTTTCAAGATAATTAATAGGTTTAGATTTATCAACCGTAATAAAATTAAATCAATTATTAGATAAACAATATTGTATTCCATTCATCGTATAGGTGATATATTTATAATAATGAAGAATATGTTTCTTCTAAATATAAATTAATTATAATTAGCATAACTTTTAACTTCTATAATATTTGAATCATATAAAAGTGAAATTTGTTTTTTTATAAGTGCTCTTTCATCATTCGTTATATAAACTGATCGTGCTAATTCTATAAATTCATCATCAAACTCTTTCTTAGATTCTTTAATACGTATTTTATCTTCAATATCCCATAGTTTCTTATTACATAAATATAGTTTGTTTGTTATAATATCATTTACAGGATATTCTAAAATAAATAGTTTTAATTGTTCCAATTCATTATTAATGTGTATTAATTTTTGATTATCTACAATATTACTTTTTTTTATTAATAATATTGTATATTTATCCCATAATTCTCCAATTGATACTGGTATATTACATATTGAACTCATTTAATATAATTAACATATTTAAATTTTAATATGAAAAATATTATAAATATTTTATTTTTTTTTAAATATAGCCCATCCATTGCGTTCGTACTTATTTTCATATAAAATATACCAATTATCATCATTAATCAATTCATTATATATTTTATAACACTTTATTGTATTAGTATCATCTAAACATAGTATTTTTGTCTTATTTTTAATTACTAAATATTCGAAGTATGTATAATATTCACCACCATCTAATAAAACAAAGTCGAATAAATCTATATTATGATTATCAAAAAAGTATTTAGAATTGTTCATATTATAATAATCATTTTTATACCATTCATCTACAATATTTACATCTAACATAGTAGTTATTTCGTCATAAGAAGGTATTTTTGATAAAATAGTATCATTAGAAAAAATGATTTTATTATTTTTATGAAAATTCTTTGCAAAAGATAATTTATCTATATTAGTTTCAAGACTGAAAAATGTCCAATTATCGCTCCTATTTTTAAGTCCATCATATATACATACGGTAGAACCTAGACGATTCCACGTACCTATTTCTAAAAAAGTATTATAATCTGTATTTTTAGCAATATTGGATAATTTTTTTCCAAGTTCATTAGTTAAATTAATTTGACCAATATTTTGTATACTACTATTTATAAATCCATTTAAATCAGCTTGATTCCACATATATTATAAATTATAAAATGATTTCTATAAATTGAAATTTATAGAGTATTTAACCCATTTTTTATCATATTTTTAATATATTTTATATCTAATTTATAATAGTTTGACCAATCCGCATTATTATATATATCATCTAATTTAGATATATCTAATTCATCCCAATCATTTAAAATTACTACCGGAAAATATTTAGCATAATAATTTACTATTATATTTGGTAAACATATAGGTATTGTTTTTACATATAAAGCTTCCCAAAATCGGTGACAATCTATACCATTGCCTTCCGGTGATATAGCAAACTTATATGATGCTAATTGGTTATAATATTGGGGGAAATTTATTCTTTCTAAAAAAGGTATTTCTTTTTTTATAATTTTATTATAACATTCTATCCTTTTAAAATATGAAGTTTCTATATTAAAATAAAAATATATTAACTTATCTTTAATAATAATATTATTAGTAACCTTTTCTATTATTGAGTTTATTAATTTAAAATCACCAGCATATTTAAAAGGTGTATCGCTATTTGATAAACCAATTGGTATTGGTATTATTTTATTATGAATAATATCTATATTTTGTGTGTATATTAGTTTCAATTTAGGAATATAATCAAATATTTTAATATACCTACTATCAAACTTATAGTCGGACTGATTTATTACTAAAATAAACTCATTTTTAAATAATACTAATTTTATTAAAAGATGAATAAATTCATGTTCAAATATATCTGTAAAACAAAATACTATTTTTGGATTATCATATGGTTCATTAATACTATCAAGCATTACTATCTTTTTTTTATCACCTAATATACATAATTTTTTATTGGATAATAAAAAAATATCACATATATTCTGTATTGTCTCACACGATATTAAGGTCATTTTAATTATATATTATATTATATACTATTCAAATTTTCTTTATATATAGAACACATATTTTTGTTATAATGGAATGTATATACTGATGATAAACTCTCATATAGAAGAAATAAAATTAAAATTCTTTTATTATTACAATATGATTATCCAAATAGAGGAGTTATTATGTATAATAGACTAGTCGATTTATTGAATATAAAATGTTATAATATTTTTTGATATAATGATAACATAGATATTAATATCTAATTATAAATATAATCTTCTAATAGTTTTGTCCAACTTTCATTATTATAGAGATGGGATATTTTGTTAGAATTTATGTATGTATTATATAATTTTTCGTTTGAAGATAATAACTTTATTTTATCTATTATTTTTGTATCATCATACGATATATACGAATTTTTATTAATATAATTATTAATATTTGGTGCGCCATCATAAATAGGTATAGATTTTGATAAAAATACATTAAATATTTTTTCAGTTATATATCCATCACTTTTACTATTTTCAAAACAAATTATAAATTTATATTTATTAAATACTTCTAATATTTCTTTACTATGATAACATGATACATTTGATATATTATATTGACTAATATGATCAATATTATCTATAGTATGTAGTAATTGTAAAATATTTTTTTTATTATCATTTAATAAATTTCTTGATGTAAATAAACAAAATTTCTTATTATTAAAGCATGTTTCTTTAATTGATAATGTTTTTTCTATTCTTATAAATTGATCTATATATAAATATATAAAAGGTATTGCTAAATATTGATCAGTTTTAATTATAGTAGATATATCATTATATATGTATATATCTATACGATTATCATTAAAGTGTTTATATTCGTTATAATGTTTATAATGACTTCTACCGATCGAACAGTTTTCAACACATAATAATATATTAATTTTCGAATTATCAATTATAGTTTTAGAAGTTGTTTGTATTCCGTATATATAAATATTAGATTTATTATCGTCGTCTGTTATAATACAGCTTTTTGATATATCATGAAGTAATAAATCTATTAAATTATTATATGTCATTTCAAAATATTTAGTTACATTTTTTACAATGGGGACACCTGTATTATTTGATATATAAATATTCATATTATAGATATTATGGATATTTATATTTTATATATAATTTTATTTAATTATAAAATTATGTTAAAGATATATATTTATATTATCATACAAAATATGTTTAAAAAATTATATAAATTAATAACTCTTAATTATTCACCTGATATTATTTTTGATATAGGCGCTCATAAAGGAGAATGGACTAGAGGATGTTTAAATATATTTCCACTAGCATACTATTATTTATATGATCCAACATATTATGATGAAATTAATAATTATAATAGATTTTATAATGTTAAGTTTTATAATGTATTATTATATGAAAAAGATGATATGGTTCCATGGTACGAAAATAAGTCTACAGGTGATTCTATTTTTAAAGAAAATACTAAGCATTATAACGATATCATACCATACATGCGACAAGCTATTTCATTAGGAACACATATTAAAAATAATAATATTAATTATTATAATAAAAAAATTTTAATTAAATTAGATACACAAGGTTCATAAATACCTATATTAAAAGGTATTCCTATTGATATGTTTAAGTATATAGATTTTATTATAACGGAAATACCTTTTTTTGGAAGTTATAATAATAATGTACCAAATTTTTTAGAATATATAAAATATATGGATACAATAGGTTTTATTCCTTTTGAAATATGTGAAGAACATTTAGTAGGTAAATATACAATGCAATTAGATATTTTATTCATAAATAAAAATCATTCATTTAATAATGATGTTCAAAAACAATTACTATAATAATTTACTTCTTTCCTATAACTATATTATTAAATATATTCATTACATATTCAGGTGTATATTTTTTATAATCGTTATTTGATACATCTTTATTATATTTATCCCAATTAGTTAGTATATCATATAACCTATTATAATCATTATGGATAATAAGATTATTTCTAAGTGTTTGAATATGAAACTTATCAAAATTTCGTGTATTAAAACCTAATAAACTTGCGATTACTGGTTTATTACACATTGAGAATTCACCACAACATAAGCCGAAAGTTTCGCCATTATCTCTACCATATAACATAGCGTTACATGTATTTATAAATTTTCTTTTATATTCCATATTTGATGTACCATTTAAAAATATAAGTCTATCATTACTATTATTATAGAATGGTGTAATATTTAAAAATATAAAATATATATTATTAAATTTATTATTATTAATAATATCTATAACAACCTTTTTTATATAATCTATACTAAATGAACCTTTACCCCCGTGTGTTCCAAATACTATTGCATCATCCGGTATATTTAACTCACTTCTTAAACTATCATTAGTATCATATAATCTAATCATATGCGGTAATACGGTCCATTGTGTCTTAAACTTATAATTTAAATATTCTGATATTGGTATATATACGTCTCCGTGTGGAGTTATACATGTAAATACACAATGAATAACACATTTACATAATTTAGTATATAAATTATCTATATTACTTCCAGATTTTATAATATATAATATATCTATATTTTCTTTTATAATAATTTTATCAATATCGTCTCTATTATTATAATAAAATACATTAAATCTATTTATAAATTTATCATAAGCAATGATATTAACATCATCCGGATTATTCTTTACTGTAATTTCATATGGTCTAGTTATTATTACACTTCTATTACCTAGTAATGACTCATTATAATCTGCATAATCATACATAGCAACTTCTGTACCTCTTAAAGTTAGAGAATTTGATAAAAATGCTATTTTAGTCATTATAATAATATATATCAAATGTTATTTTTAAGTTAATTATATAATAATGAAATTTATTAAAATCTTCTACCAATAACAACCATTTTCTACACGTTCTTTATTTATAGGTATCTCACTAATTAATGGTCTTCTCCAATAATCATTTTTAAATGCTTTTAATACATCTGATCTCTCATTTTCCCATCTACTACCTATAATTCCGAAATACATTTGTAATACACCTCCTACATAAATACCACTTTTACCTAAACTATAAATAAAGTTTAATATAGGATTTCCGTAACCACCACAACTACATAGAGCAATGTCGAATTTGTCTTTAATATCATAAATATCATCACATAACTTTTTAAAAGGAAATAACCATGCTTCATCATCTCCATTACCACAAGCTGTCTGTGGTGGTCTAACATATATGAATGTACATTCTGGAAATAAATTAATTCCATATATATGATTAATATGATTCATTTGTTTTTTTATAGTATCCATAAAATTACTAACTATTAATATTCGTTTTCCTTTTAATGTATGTGTCCACGGATTATAATAAATATGATGAAAAATATCAAAACAGAATGAAGATAGATATTTGTCTCTTGAATACATTTTAGTTAATTTATCTTGAACTTCTGCAAATTTACCATTATATGTTTCATATACATTCGAAAAATGTTCCCATACTGCATATAATTCACTATTTTTAAATGCTTCTAAATAAGTTTGACTATATACTATTAGATCGTGTTCTGTTTTAATATTAATACCTGCATTATTATGCATATTTTCTAATAAACCTATTACAGGATCTTCTCTCATTTTATCAAAATTACCATCAGTTAAATATTTATTAGCTGTCATAGCTAACATATGTTCTACACCGGCTACACGTGGAATTATAAAATGTTGATTATTTTGAAGTTTATTTGAAATAAATTCCCCTAAATATTTATTAGATGAATGATTATGCAATATATTTGATTTATAATTTTTTATAAAATAGTTACTACCCCTAACTGATTTCATAAAATTTTCATTTATATTATCATTGATATATTGTTCTATATTTGTATAGGATGCTATTTTAGGAAATAGATATAAAAAAGGTTTATCAATTACATCTTCTGCTGTATAGTCTCGAGTTTGTGTTTTATGGTAATGATATGTACGAATAAATGAAGGGTCATTATATAATTTATAACCTAAAATATAAAATAAATAACATATCTTATTATCGCAACCTGGTTTTCCTAATAAAATATCAAATATATGAAATTGTTTTTTAGTTGGTATAAAATTAGAATGTAAAATCCATACATCTTGAGAATCAGGACGAGGTCCAAATATTTTTTGTTTCATTAATAATTTTTCATTATTATCATATTCATATCTTAATTGTGCTATAAATGACCTAGTAGTTGATAAACAAGATTTATTTAAATTTTCAATAGTTTTATCAAAGAATATATCCGAATTTGCTATTACTATATATCCACTCAAACCAAGACCTCTAAACTGTTTAAAAACGTCTGAATACATCATACGTGTACCTATATTTATTTGTTTAATTATCTTCATTTCTGCATTATTTAGACCTAATTCTTCATTTGTATATAAACGTTCATTTAATAAATATATTTTTTTGAATAATCCTAATTGTACATTACGCCGTAATGCTTGTTTAATTTCATTATATCTTTCAGTACTCTTATGAATAAAAAATTGTTGAAACAAATAAATTGGTTCGTTAGTTACTTGACTAGTTTGTATATCTGTATTAGATTCTATTAGATGTATTGACATTTAAATCATAAATACTTTAATATCTTTATATAAAGATACTATTTTTAAATTATAATAAATAAACTATATAATGTCATTAGTATCAGGATTAGGTTTTCATAAATTATGTGAATGGAGTTTTGATCCACGTTATCCAATTAATTTTGATTATAATAAGTTAATAGATGGTGATAAAGTATTTGTGAATTTTGATTATTTTCTACAATTTATAAATGAGTTAAAAAAATATAATTTTATTAAAAAGTTTATACTAATTTCACATAATTCAGATAAAACATTTACAAACCAACATTATGAACTAATTAAAGATTATATTTATAGAGTTTATGCTATTAATAATAATTGTAATAGTGATAATGTAGTAACAATACCAATAGCTTTTCAAGATTATCCACAAAACCATTTTAAATTAATTGTTGAAAAATCATTATTACTAAATAAAATAGATAGAGAATATTTATTATATATGAATTTTAGTTTAGATACTAATAAAATTAAACGAAGAGAATGTTATAATATATTTATAAATCAATCGTGGGTTATTACTGAAAAAAATATAACTAAAGATGAGTTTATGAATAGTATTTTAAAATCAAAATATGTATTAAGTCCTGAAGGTGAAGGAATTGACTGTCATCGTATATATGAATCTATTATATGTGGAACTATTCCTATTATAAAGGCAACTAATACCGTAATGGATATATTTTATGATAAATTACCATTATTAAAAGTGAATACGTGGGATGAAATAACGGAAGAGTTTTTAATAAGTAATTATGATAAATATAAAAAAAAAATAGATGAATGGTTAATAAATAATAGAGGTTGGTTAAGACCTGATTATTGGATACAAAAAATACATATTATTACTTTCGGAGATGAAAAATATAATAATACCAAATTACGATTTAAGAATGAGGCAAAAGAATCTAAATTCTTTAATTCAATACAATTATATAGTCCAACTGATTTTGATAATGATTTTGAACATATTAATTTTGTAAAAAATAATAAAAGAGGTTATGGTTATTGGATATGGAAACTATATTTTATACTAAAAAAACTAAAAGAAGTTCAATATAATGATATTGTAGTATTTGCAGATGCGGGATGTTCTATAAATATATATGGTAAGAAAAGATTAAATGAGTATTTAGAAAAATTGAATGACTCTAATGATAATGATATATTATGTTTTCAAATGATACATTTAGAATATAAATATACTAAAAATGACATTTTTGAATTTTTTAAATCAACGGACGATGTAAAAAATTCGGGTCAATATGTAGGCGGTGTATTATATATACGAAAAACTGATAGAATTATTAATTTTTTATCACATATATATAAAATTAATAGTAATCATTATAATTTTCTAGATGATACATTAGGATATACTAAAAATCATCATGAGTTTATAGACTGCCGTCATGACCAAAGTGTTTTTTCCGTGGCAATGAAACAATATTATAATAATAAAGTAGTAATACCTGAAGAAACATGGCCACCTTCCGGTGATTGGAAGGAAGTAGGACATGTTCCTATTTTAGCAAAAAGAATACGAAATTGTTAGCCTCGTATACGAGATGCATATATAGGTTCATCTTTATTAAATGGATATGTTTTATCATCAATCGTATTTACATTTTTATAAAATAATTTAGTAATTATACTAAAAATGCTTTGATCATGTCGATTATCAATAAATTCATCTTTTTTATTGTAATTATTAAAATGGTCAGTAAATAATAATGGATATTTAATAGCAGTTATATACCAATATTTAATAATTTTATCTAATAAATCACATTTGCGCATTATAATAGCAGTTGCCATATATTGACCACTATCGGTATATGATTTATTATTATTAACTTTAAAATGGTCAAATATAGCAGTAGTAGTATATTTATTTTCTGATATATCCATTTTAAATCGAACTAGTGGTTTATTTTCATCCATAACCATATTAAAATATTCTTTTAATCTATTAATACCATTTATATTTAAAGAACAACCACTATCTACATAAACAAGTATATCATTTTCATTCATTTTATCTAATTGTTCTTTTATAATAATAGGTTTCCATATCCAATATCCACCTCCTCTTTGCATAGAAAGAACCTTTTTTGTTAATTCAGGTATGTCATTTGATATATCTTTAGGTTCTTTTATTAAAATTTTATCAAAAACTTTCATTCGTTCTGCTTCGATTTTAATACGTTTTTTAGAATTAGTATATTTATTATCACCATAAGATAAAAAGTATATCATAATATTATAATATACTTTTTAGTTTTTTATATCCTAATTTATTTAAAATTATTATTTATTCTACTAATATAAATTCATCGTTTTTATATTTAAAACTATATTATATCATGGTATAAATAATGGATTTACTCAGCTTACTAGCAATTAAACATAATACGGATAAGAACCCAAATGCACATAATTTTACACCTATATATAATAATTTACTAAAAAGTATGATAAATGATAAATTTAATTTTTTAGAAATTGGTGTTTTTTATGGTTCAAGTATTAAAATGTGGAATGACTATTTTAATAATGCTATAATATATGGAGCAGATACATTTAAAGGAAAACAAGGAAACGGTCGATACTTTAATAATCCGGAATATTTTTATAATCAATGGCAATTGTATAAAAATACTATATATAATAGAGTAGAATTGATTAAATTAGATCAATCTAGTATAGATGAATTAAAAAACTTCGTAAATTATTGTAAATCTAATAATATTAAATTCAAGGTTATTTTAGATGATGCTAGTCATCTAATGAGAGATCAACAAATAACGTTTTATTATCTATTTCAATTATTAGATGATAATGGATTATTTATTATAGAAGATACTCATACGTCAGATGACTTTGGTTATGATCTTTTACCCGATAAATCAAATTCAACTAATAACTTTATTGATAATATTTTAAAAAATAAAATAATTGATGACAGATATATATTAGACTATGATAAAGAATATGCTAATAATATTATTAATAGTATAAATAATATTGAACGAATTAAGAGTACAAAAGGTTCAGAAACAACAGTAATATATCGTATATAATATATATTTTATTATAAAAATAATAATATATAATAAATTATATTATGAAAATAGTTCCTATATATAATAATGATTTGAAAATTTGTGATATTTTATATAATGATAATAATGAATATATTATTATAACTAGTCAATATACATCATATGATATTATACTTAAAATTGATAATCAGATGTATTCTTTTAATAGAATGAATTGTCCATATAAACATACTACCGTATATATATGTAATCATAATGAATATTATGAAAAAATAGATTTAATTATAAATCATAAATATATTATAAATTTTAATGTTAATAAATATCCGTCATTTAACGATGAAATAATAATGTCTACTTGTGTAAAAAATGAAGATAATTATATTATACGATGGATCGAATATTACAAATTATTAGGTGTATCAAGATTTATAATATATGATAATAATAAAAATGATTATAAAATAGATTATTACGTAAAATCGCACGATACTACAACAAATTTAGAAAAAGTATTAGATGAATATATAAAAAATAATATAGTTGTTTTAGTTGAATGGCCATTCGAATATAAATTTCAAATGACACAACAAACACATAGTATTCATACTTTTAAAAATTCTAAATATATTGGCCTATTGGATATAGATGAATATGTTAATCCACAAACTGAAAATATTAATTTAGATATATTTTTTAATGATTATATGAAAAAAAATAATATAGATTATTATAATATTGGTGGTTTAATGATATTATCAAAGATGTTTCATAATCCTGATAATATTGATGATAATGGATATAATTTTATGAATGCTACTAACAGTGGAAAAATATTACTGAATAGTTATGAAAAGATATTTGTAATTCCAAAAAATGTATTTAATTTCTCTTGTCATCGTATAACAAATGGAAAAGAGTGGGTTATTTGTGATTATAATTTAATATATATTAACCATTATTTCTTTTTAAACAAAACTGATAGAGGTAGAAATACATTAGATTATACAGATAATAGTATATTAAATATTGTTAAAAAACTAGTATAATAATATTTATTAAATAGTATAATAATATTTAATAAATATCATTTTATCATATATTTATATATAATGCTACATTTTCATGATAATAACCTCGCATATTAAAAGGAGTACCATTCATACCAATCCATTTATATTTTATATTAGTATCATTTAAAAATTCGTAAAATGCTCTTAATTCTCCATTATCCCCATCATAACCATCATAATTTACAAGTTCATCAAATACAATAATACAATCTTTATCTAGATATTTATGTACCATATTTAGAATATATTTTGTCGAACTATATAAGTCACAATCTATATGTATAAATGAAATTTTCATATTTTTTGTTTTTAGAAAATCTTCTAATGTATCTTGAAATAATCCTTTTACTAGTATAACATTATTATTAACAATAGGTAATTCTCCATTTCTACTAAATGATTCTTTATCAAAACCATCTCTCCATTTTTCAGGTAATCCAAAAAAACTATCAAACCCATATACCATATTATTTGTGTGTTTAGATATATAATTTATAGTATTACCGGTTGCTACACCAAATTCTAACCATAATGTATTTTCCTTATGACTATATTTTAAATCTTCAAATATATAATGTAAAGGATATTTACTAATATTTGGTATATTTTGTATTATTTCATTCATGATTTATATTAAAAAATTAGACTTTTTTAAATAATTATAATGTATATATTTATAATTATGTCACTATCTTTTAATAAAACTAATGGTAAAATAAACATATATGATCATAATAATGGATATCAAACACGTCATATAGCAGTTATAAAATGTATTTTAGAAGCAGATAAAATATATAATTGGGTGGATTTCGACTATATAACAATTAATACAAATGATAAAGAAAATAATATAAATGAATATACTTTTAGTAAAAATAATAGTTTCTATCGAACTATTCCTGATTTTAATTTTGATTCATGGCCAGAAAGTGGTGTATATGATTATGAAAATACTATAAATGATATAGTTCGTGCAGGGTGTAATAAATATGAAGTAAATAAAGTAGGTTGGATTGGAAACCTTAATACTAATTATATTAGAAAATTATTATATAATATAGGTAAAAAATATAATGATAAGTATGATATAATGAGTATTAAATGGAATAATGATTATAAAAATACTACTAATTTTATTTCTATGCCCGAATTAGTAAAAAAATATTCTATACTTATTGATGTAGAAGGTGTTGGCTATTCGGGTAGATTAAAATATTTATTATGGTCACATCGTCCAGTTATAATAGTTGATCGTCCACATAAAGAGTTCTTCTTTGAATATTTAGTCGATTGGGTTCATTATATTCCCGTAAAACGTGATTTAAGTGATATTATTGAAAAAACGGATTGGATTTTTAATAATTATGATAAAGCAACAACCATTTCTGATAACGCATATAACTTTGCTAATAAATATCTAACTCGTATTGCATGTTACGAACAATGGAATAAAATTATATTAAATCATATTAATGATACCAATAATAAATAATTATTATATAATTAATATAATTATTTTTATACTATATTAATTAAAAAGTATTTCATTTTCATCATATACCATTAATTCTTGTGATACAATATGGGGATATTTATTCATTATATAATCTAAATTATCATTAAAATGCTTTGATAATATATACATTGTATTAATATTTCCTATATATATATTATCTATACCTGCTCTATTATAATTATAAATAAATTTATTTTTATTAAAGATTGTTTTAATATTATCTTTTATAAAATTTAATATATATATTAATGGGATATTATTTACTTCATATAATTTAAATATATCAAATCTCGTATTTATTATAATATCATTTTCATCTATATTATTTTTTTTGATATATTCTAATATACTATATTTTCCATACCACATATTCTTCCATCCTAATAATGGTGCCGGTCCTTTGCAAATTGTACCATGTGTATTACCTATTAAATTAATTTTTGAATCATTATCAATAATAATATGTTTTATATTATCTTTCAAATCGCGAAAATACTCATATATCATATCATAATTTACAGGATTATTTATAGTATTAAAATTTCTCCAACTCAAGTTATTTTGTATTATATTCCATGTATGTATATATATTTCTAAATTATAATTAATACTCAGTATTTTAACAAAATTATATAATTTATCGTCTTCAAAAGAATTTCGTATATGACCTCTTAATAATATAATCATTATTTTATATAAATATATATAATTCCTTTATTTATATATTTTTATATAAAGTTATTAAAATAATCTAATGAATTTTTTATTGCTTGATCCATATTAAAATATTTATAATTTGCTAGTCTTCCTATAAAATGTATATTATTTATCTTCATTTCATCTTCAGCAATTCTCTTATATTTTTCATATAATTTTATATTTTTTTCATTTAATACGGGATAGTATGGCTCACCATTGTCACATGAATATTCTTTTATTATAGTAGTATGAGGAGATTGTTGATTTAAGAAATGTTTATATTCAACTATTCTTGTAAAACTAACATCGATCGATGGATAATTTATTACTGAGTTACTTTGGTAATAATTCATATTTAAATATGTTTCTTTAATAAAATTAATACTTCTATATTCTAGTTTATCTAATCCTATATTACTAAAATATTGATCGATTGGTCCCGTATAAATTAATATTTTATTATTAATTATACTTTCTATTTTATTATAATCTGTGTTTAATTTAACCTCTATATTACTATTATCTATTAATTTATTTATAAAATGAGTATATCCTTTATAGGGTAGTGCTTGATATTTATCATTAAAATATCGATCATCAAAATTATTACGTATAGGTATTCTTTCTAAAACTTCAGGTAATAATTCATTAGGATATTTATTCCACTGTTTATATGTATAATGTTTAAATATTTTCTCATATAATATAGATCCTACTCTAGATTTAGCCATTTCTTCACTATTCATAATAAGTTCATATTTACATTGATTTTTTTCTAACCATTCATTCATTTCATCTATATCTTTTATATTTTCAGAACATATCATATTCACCGTTGTTATATTAACAGGTATAGGTACTATTTTATTATCAACAATTCCGACTACTTTATGCTCCCATCTTTCCCATTTATCAAACTTATTTATATATTCCCATACATCATCATAATTGGTATGAAATAAATGTGCACCATACTTATTAATCAATATCCCATTGTCATCTACATAATCATAACAGTTCCCACCAATATGTTCTCTTTTTTCAATAATAATAACTTTTTTATTTAATATATTAGCAAATCTTTCTGCTAATACACATCCAGTTAAACCTGCTCCTACTATAATAACATCATAATTATCCATTTGAAATAGTTAATTAATATGTTATATTTTTTTATTTTCTTTTTTTATCCCTATTTTTTTTAAATGTATTTTCATTATCTTCCTCCTCCTCTACCGTTTGTCTAACATTCCAATTTCTTTTATATAAATCAGTTATATCCATTATCTTAAATCTATTTTTATTACTCATCTTTGGGTTTTCATCACTCTTTAATCCTTGTAATTTATATAATTCACTCATAAAATCACTATAAAAATCTTCTTTCGTTACTGCCTTTCTCTCTAATTGATATCCTGCAGTTTTTAATAAATTTTCTATTATATCTAAATATGTATCACAATATTCTACCGGTGATTTTTCAAAATATTTCAATATTCCTTTATAATACTTCAATATACTATCATATGATAATAAATTGAATATATATAAATTCGCCATAAATATATATCCTCCTAATAATTGTGTCTTACTACTAAATACTTTTCGTATCTCTTCATCACTCATATCGGTATTTACTTCATTTAAACTCGTTTCTACCGTATTGTCATAAAAAGTATCACATATATTATTACATATATACCCTAAATCTAAACTTTCTATTTCATTTAAATTATTTAATAATTGTGCATATAAATAACTAAAATTCTTATCTAACATCGCCTTTTCAAATATTATTTTAACTATTATTTCATTATATTCATTCATATCAACTTCTTCTAATAATTCTTTATATAAATTATGTATATTTTCAAATATAACTCCATAATTTTTTAAACTTATCTTATTTAAATTACTTTGCATCTCTAAATTAAACTTTTCTTCTATACTCATCTGTTTCTTTTCTTCTCTATCTTTTCTCCATGCTTGCGCAACTGATTCATGTATCTTATATTTCATTCTCATAGGGCTTTTACGTCTAATAAATTTATTCCCTTTCTTAATTTCTAATAAACGACTTGCTAGTTCTTCATCTAAAGTCGCACTGAAATTAGATGATAGTGTTTCTATAAATTCATAACTATAATGTATCATTTTATCTATATTTATATTTATTCTATTTAAGTATATATAGAACTTTTAATATTAATTATTTAAATGTCTCTTACACAAGAAGAATTCTTTAATTTATATCTAATCCAAAATAAATTTAGAACTGCCTATCTATTTCAACCATATAATTATGACGAAAATACTACTAATTCAAAATTAAACCTAATTAAAAAAGAATTTCCTAATTTAATACATACATTATGTAGTCAAGGAACTATTATTTCAAATTCAGTTTTAGATATTTCATTAATTAATGATAATAATTATCTTGCTAATATATTATCTTTTTGTTGTCCTTTCTCGTATAATCAATCATTAATTAAATATTCATATGATATAGTTATTAAATTTAAAAATAATAAATCTATCCCTATCATATCTTATATATGTAATAATGGGCTATGTGATGAACATGCTAGTAAATTAGTATCTAAAATAAATTATATATTATCTTCATTTGATACAATTGATAATGTAATCTTTAAAAAAAATACTCATTATTCAGAAGAATATTATATCGATAAATTATCAAAATATAATGAACAAATTAATAAAGATGATATAGATGAAATCAATAATTATTTATATAATATGGGATTTACTGAAAAATTACAAGACTATATTGAATATAAAGTCCAATTTAATAATCCTATACATAAAGGTATATTAATAGGTTTATTAACACAATCTAAACACGATATTTTAGAACCGTTTTGTCCATTAGATGAACATCCAAATGAAGAAAAGAATGTTAATAAAATTATATTAAAATGGGAAAATCTTATTATTCATAGTTTTAATATATCAAAAATAAAAAATCCAAATATACATTAAATAATGGCTGCCTTTTCTATTTCTGAATTCTTCCAACCTATCCCTTTCTTAATCGCATTATTTATAGGTATTTTATATGTTTATTTAGCAACAGGACGTCCTGAAGTTATTATTAAATATCCTACACCTGATAATGCACATAGTTATATATTTAAAGATGATGCTGATAATTGTTATAAATTTCATACTCAAGAAGTTCCATGTCCTAAAGATGTAAGTGAAATAAATACTATTCCTATACAACGTAAAATTGAAACTTTTAAAAATAAAAAATAAATTAATATTATAAATATGCTCATAAATATACTCAATGATAAAAAAATTAAAATTTTAGTTTCTATTTTATGGGGTCTCGGTCTCGCATTATTATTCAGTCGTTCATGTAAAGGTCGCTCTTGTATCGTTATTAAAGGTCCTCGTCCTGACGATATGAATAATAAAATATATACTTACGATAATAAATGTTATAAATATACTGCAGAAACAACAAGTTGTAAAGTACCTACTAATGCAGATAATATACAAACTATAGATACTCGTTCGTAATCTTATGCGTTTTTTTATATATTAAATATTATATAAAATAATGATGAATATGGATGGTGATGATGCACAACTAGTAGATAGTATTCTCCGTGAATATGGTTCTGCTCCACAACCCCCGGTTACAGATTTAAGAACATCTATCAATGTTCCATCTAATTTTGATAATAATATTGATATGAATATACAAGCAACTCCTATTAATACACAAAATATTCAAAATAATACTCAAAATAAAGTTGATGTATCTTTTAAACAACCTTCTTCTATGTGGAATAATTTTAAATTACCCGTATTAGTACTTGTTATTTGCTTTGTCGTTTTTAATCCTTATCTATATCACTATCTTTTAAAATTTCTTCCTAGTATATTTGCTGCTAATACTGCTATGAAAATGCAACTTCGAGTAGTTATTTTATCTTTAGTTGTTGCAATATTATTCTCTATAACTACTAAATATATCTAAAAATTTCTACAAATATATTATATGTTGTCATTAAAAGATATACAAAAATATCTATTTACTTTAGCTATTTCTATTCTTTATATTATCAGTTTTAATAAAAATGGTATAATTTCTCCTCTCTTCAATTCTAAATGCTCTTTTAATAAAAAAATGATGCAAGTTGGCGGCAATATTAAAGATAGTTTAAATATGGTCGTATTAACTATCTTATCTATATTTGCTATTGTATCAATGTATAAATATCTTAATTTAGTAAGTATCGTCTTTATATTTGCATCAATTATATTACTTTTCTCTTTAACTGATAATTTATTATTCTCCGTTGCATTATCATTAATATTAGGTTCAGTTATTATATCATTTACTAATACAACTAGTTCTAAAGAATATTTTGAAAATAAAAATGATGATAACAAAACTAAAACTGAAGATAATATTGAAAATGAAGACTTTGATGATGAAGATAAAATTAAATTTGATCATAAAGCATCTTTTCTAGAAAATTATAAATCTCTTTCTAAAGACCAAATTGACGGTCTTAATAAAGATACTATCGAATTAATGGAAACACAAAAAAAATTAATAGAAACATTAAAAAATATGGGTCCCGTCCTAAAAGATGGTAAAAATGTTCTAGATACGTTCAAAACTTATTTTGGTGATGATAATGCAGATATGGCTAATATTCTTAAAAAAGTCAAAGAAACTAAATTATAGATAAGTCAAATCTTATATTAATATATATTAAAATATATTCAAATATGCTTTCTTTTAATAATAAAAATAATTTTATTAAATATTTATTCATAATTTTTCTATTTATAGGAATATTTCTATCCATCCAAAATTTATTCGAAATTCATGAATATATTGGTGGTGAAAGACCCAGTGTTATAGTAGTTAATAATTATGATTATTCTAAAACTATTGATGATACAAAGAGAAATGGTGATAATGAATATAAGCCATATATAGATGATATAATAAGAGAACCAGTATATGATAATACAATTTTATTAAAAAGTAATAATAATGAAAAAATTACCGAAAAATTTTATAACGGTTTTTTTAAAAAAAACTTACAAAAAAGAGAAGAAAGAAATAATATAAAAATTTCTAGAAAAAATTTTATAATTTAAATTATAAATTCTAATCATTTAATCTTATCTATTTTATTAAATGATTATATAAATCTAATCCCGTTTGATATATTTGCTAATATAAATCTATCAACAAAATTATTCATATTTTTATATAGATTATTATATTTCATATATATTTTATATCTATTATCATTTATTATAGGTTGTAATGGCATCATATAATTTTTTAATATAGTTCTAACCGGTATTATATTATACTTAATATGTACTTTATTATCCAATGGTGATAAACTCCTACTTTTTCTATTTTGTGATGATGTTCTTTTTAATATAGACTTAGGTTGAATTGGTGATATTAGTTTAGGTTTTATTGGTGATGCTACAAATTTTTTATCGAATGAAATTGTTTTATTTTTATTTAATGGTGTTGGTGATGCTAATTTAGGTT